CCGGCCAGGTGGTCCGCAAGATCCTGCGCGAATATCAGCAGCTGGGCGAGCAGCTGGGCCTCGGCGTGGAGCTGGGCACCCCGCTGGACGGTGGCGACGACGGCGAAACCGAAGCCAGCCAGGAACGCAGCCAGATCGTGGCCGCATACAAGTCGCAGTACCTGGTGTGACCTGACATGGCGCGCATCGTCATCACCAAGACCACGACAATCGCGGGGTCCGGCTACGCGCAGCCCCCGCGCACCTTGCACGCCGGCGAAATCGTTGAGCTGTCCTCCGCGGAGCAGACAGCCGTCACCGGGGCCGGCGGCACTCTCCGCGCCAGCGTCTACCGCGACCAGCTCGGGCTGGCCGTCGGCGTCACCAACAGCAACTAGGAGGTCAGCCCGATGACCGCGGTCCTTCCGCACTATCGCCAGGGGCCTGCCAACTTCCAGGTCAGCGCGCTGACATTCGGTGGGCAGCTGGTGGAGAACACCAACCAGACAGCAGGCACCACGGACCTGACGGTCCGTCCCGCCGCTGCCGGGTCCAAGGCCGTGCTCGGCGTGTCCGGCAAGGACGCCAACGTCCTGGCTACCCAGACCGGCACGGTCAACGCTTTCGGCGCGACCGGCATCGACATTTCGGTGCTGGACGATTTCACCTCCGTCTACTTCGGCGGTGTGGACATTTTCGTGTGGTACGCGGGCGCGTGCGCTCCTGGCGTGCTCCTGATCGCAGGTGCAACGGGCACCGTGGTCACCGTCGGCGCGGGCACCTTCGACCAGGTGATCGGGCGCTGCACACAGCCTGGCGGAGTGGCCGCCGGGCAGCTGACTCAGCAGATCGGCGGCCTCGGCGCTTCGTCGTTCTTCCTGGGCCGAGCCCGGATCTTCTAGGGAGGACTGACCGATGCCGGTTGGTGCACGCGGCTATTCCGATGGCCCGCGGATCACTGTCAACGCGCTGCTGAAGGACCCGCTCACCATCCCAGCGCTCATTCTGGACATGACGCAAAACGAGTTCATCGTGGACTCGGTATTGCGCCCCGGCGGCAGCGCTCCTTCGGGCGCGGTGCGTTACTCGGAAAGCACGCCGCTGTACGCGGATGACTTCCCCGAGGTGCGCCCCGAGTTCGGCGAAGTGCCGGTCGTGCCGACCAGCCTGGGCCTGCCCCGGGTGGTGTTCGCGCACGAGCGCGCCATGGCGATCATGGTGTCGGACGAGATGCGCCGCCGCCAGACCGTGGACCCGGTGACCAGGCAGCTGATGCAGGTCAAAAACACGATGGTCTACTCCTGGAATGCCGCGTTCTACAGCGCGGTGGTGGCCAACGCCTCCGTCCAGACCTTGGCCGTCACCAACACCTGGGCTTCGGTTGCGGCCACCATCCGGGCCGACCTGGCACAGGCCATGTTCCTGCTGGAAAACAGCAACGTGGTCAGCCCGTCCGGGCTCACCCAGTGGTTCGGCTTCGAGGCCGACACCCTGATCATCAACCACGGCACGAAGAACACGCTGCTGCAAAGCAACACGTTCGCCGCGCCGTACGTCGGCGACATCGCCAGCGAAAACCTGCTGTACACGGGCGTGCTGCCGCAGAAGATCATGAACCTTGACGTCATGGTGTCCCGCCAGGTCCCCGCGGGCAACGCGATCGTCATGCAGCGCAAGCGCTGCGGGTTCATCGCCGACGAGCTGCCGTTCATCGCCGGCCCGCTGTACCGCGACGAGCCGCGGAAGACGTACCGGTCCGACACCCAGCGGGCATCCGCCATCGGCCTGGACCAGCCGCTGGCCATCTGCCTGCTTTCTGGAGTCTGATGTCCAAGTACGAGGCGCTGGTCAACCTTTCGGTCCCGCGCAAGAACGACCCGAACAAGGAAACCGACCTGGTCATGGCCGGTGACACGGTCGATCTTGACGACGACACGGCGGCTAAGCTCCTGCCCCCGATGCGGCGGCCCGCGCTGGTCCGCAAGGCAGCCGACCGCACCAGCGAGCGCACTGTGCTGCTGCCCCGGCACCTGTCCGGGGTGGCCATCAACCATCGCACCGGCAAGCGGGTCGGGTACCCCGGCCCGCCTGCCGACGCCCGCCCGGACCCCCCCGGCAGCTCCCAGGTGCTCGTGCAGGAGCTGCCCGAGGGAAACGAGCCGGTGCCCGAGTCTGAGAACCAGCCGCCTGGCGACGCGGTGGATCTCCCGCCCCGCCACCGGCAGGGTGCCACGGCGAGATCAGGGAGGTAACCACCTGTGGCTGTAGCCGTGCCGGCAGCGATCCGCCTCACCTGTCCGCGCTGCAGGATTCTGCGTGCGTTCGCCAACATGGACGGTGGGACGAACTTTCGCTGCTCAGGCTGTGAGCTTCAGTACACGCTGTCAACGGTAGCCCCCACCGGCACCTCGACAGCGACTCTCGCGGCAGGCGGCACAGCTATCACCGTGGCATCCGGGGGGGCTAGCTTCACCAACGGCATGGTGCTGCTGTACGACACCGGCCAGAACGCTGAGGTGCTGACCGTCAACGGGGCCGCCACCGGCACCTCGATCCCGGTGACCGCGGCGATCAAAGCGCACAACTCGGGCGCGACGTTCGGCCAGCTGGCCAACACTGTCTCGTTCACCGGCTACGGGGTGGAGCCCCAGCCGCTGCCGGCCCCGCCGTGGGGGTTCTGATGGCGCTGGCCCGGTTTGTGCTGCAAAACGACGTCACCGTGGCTGCAGGCGCGGCCACGGCCGGGACCGGGGGGTTCGGCTCAGCCACCACCCCGGGCACTGCCTGGTCCGAGCTGTGGCCGGTGAAGTTCACCAAAGGCCAGGTCGTCTGGGCCGACTCGGTGGGGGGCAACGGCGCGGCCAGCTTGCTTTACACCGCCATCGGCGCGGGCAACCTGCGCGCTTTCGTGGACGGCCAGGATTCCCTGGGCCGGGAAGGGCTGGCGAACTGATGACAGCGCCACAGCACGGATCACGTTACCCGGCGGGGACCTGGGGGCCTGGACACCGGGTGATGATCATCGCCGTCGTGTTTTTCACCTTGTCCGCGCTGTCGTTCGCGTTCGCCACGATCCACAGCGACATCGGCAACCCGTACGCCTGGCTGGCCGCCGGCTTCGCCGCCTGCGCCCTGTCGTGGGCGCTGCCGTAGGGAGGCCGTCATGGCACTGAACCCGCGCCGGGTCAACACCGACACCAACGTCACCTGGGACGGTGGGACTTTCCGGGTGCTCCGCGGCACAATCATCGACTGCGCTTCCGGCTCAGCACAGGAAACCGCCTACGGCGGCGCGGGCAACCTGACCACCCTGTCCGGCCCGGACGCCACGGCGGTGAGCAGCGGCGACCTGGCCGTGGGGGCAGGGGGCAGTGGGTAGCGGATGGCGCTGTACAGCGATGTTGACACCTTGCGGCTGGTGCTTGACAGCACCGACGCGGGCACCGGCACGGCTGCGCAGCTTTCCGACGCCCAGCTGACCCAGGCGCTCACCTACGGCACCGACCGGGTCAGCACCTACGCGGGCACGGTGTTCGATCCGGCCGCAGCGGCAGGCCAGGCCGGCTACATGCCCGGCATCGTCGCTGACCTGGCTATTGACATCGCTGCCTGGTACGCCACCACGATCTACCTGAAGCACAAGGGCCTGGCCGCGGACAGCCCGGTGGCGCTCCGGTACGCCGAGGCCAAGGCCATCCTCGAAGCGGTGCGCAAAGGCGAGGTCAGCCTGGACGTGGCCACCGAGGCCGCGGCCAGCGCCAAGATCATCAACCGCATCCCCGGCATTTTCACCAACGCCGACACCGACACCGTGTTCGACCCGTCCACCGGCTACCTGCAAACTGACACCAGCGTGGGCAGCTCCGCCGGCACCCGGCAGCCGGGCGGGCCGTTTGCCGGGCTCCTTGACGCGGAGCTTCCGTGACCGGCACCGCAGCCCCGCGGCTGCGCGAGCTGGCCCGCCGCACCCACGCGGGCACCGGGCTGCTGTCCGGCTCGGTGGAGATCAACCAGGTGTACGCCCACTACCAGCATGAGCGGCTGGACCTGCGCCACCCGCGGGGCGGCGGACCCAAATACCTGGAACGCCCGCTGTTCGATCATTTCCCCACCTGGTACGGCAACATCGCCCGCAGCTTCCTTGACGACGGCGGCGAGCGGGCCATGTGGCACGCCATGGAAGACCTGTCCGATCTGGCCGAGCTGGCCGCGCCGTGGGAGTTCGGCGACCTGATCCACTCAGGCCACCCGCATGTGGCCCGCGGCACGCGGGACGTGTACGACCGGCCGCCGAAGCGGCACCGGCTCACCGAGGCGGAGCTGAAAGCCAAGTCCCGGCTTCGCTGGGCCTCGCTGCCGGCGGCGCTCAAAGGCTGGATCTACTGGAACAAGACGGCCCGTGGCCGGGCCGGCCTGCCCCCGGCCAGGAGGGCATGATGGCAGCGCAGACGCAGGTGATCATGGACTGGATCACCGGGCTCGGCTGGGACACCCGGCAGGAGCTGGGATACCCGGTGCTGCCGGGGCCGTATGTGCCGCCTTCGCCTGACCGCCTGGTGGTGGTCACCGGGGGCGGCGGCCCCGGCTACCTGACCGAGGAGCCGGCCACCGACGGGTCCAATTTCCAGGCGATGCTGCGCGGCGCGGCCGAAGACCCGCTGGGCGCTGAGGCTGCCGCGCAGCTGCTTGATGACCTGATTTTGCGCGCTGGCTTCCCGGTCACGGTGGACGGCGCGGTGATCGTGTCGGTGTCCCGGGTCGGCTCCGGGCCGACCCCGCTGCCGTGGGACGAAACCGACCAGCGCGCCTCTTTCACCAGCAACTACACGATCATCACGGGAGTCTGACATGGCCGTTGGCGCACGGGTCACCTTGCAGCCCATCCCGCTCAACCTGTCGCCGAACGGCGCGACCTGGCTGGCTGCGACCAGCCCCGGCTACGACCTGGGCTCGCCGTCGGCGATCACCGCCTGGTCCGGCCAGCTGGGCGTGATGCTCCCCAACCCGGGCGGCAACATCATCCTCGCCTACGCCTGCGGCGCTACCGCCGGGGGCGTCACCCAGGTGCTGGTCGGGGATGTGGTGGCCGGAAACCAGGTGCTCCCGGCCACCACCTACCAGTACACGATCGCCGCCAACAGCTCGGGCTGGCTGGGGCCGTGGTCCCCGGCCACGTTCAACCAGCAAGCGCCCACCAACGTGACCTACGCCGGGGCGATCAACACCCAGGCGCTGCTCGCCGCCGCCCAGGGCTGCGTGGTGGTTGACCTGACCACCACCACCACGCTGGCGCTGCGCGCCTATTCCCTGATCCCGATCCAGCCGTAAAGGAGCTGACGTGCCAGCTACCGATAAGCCAGAGGCTGTGCCGCCGGCGCAGCCTGCGGCCAGCCAGCCGCATGAGCAGCAGGATTCGGCTGCGCCCAGCCGGGCCGAGCTGGAAACCAGGCTGGCCGAGCTGCAGCAGCAGCTCCGCGGCGAGGACGCCCCCGCCACGGTGACGATGAAGGTGGAAGGCCCGCACGCCGCCTTCAGCTACGGCGGCGTGACCGTCGGAACCGAACCCACCGAAGTGCCTGCCAGCCACGCCGCCGCCCTCACCGAGGCAGCGGCGGACGCTGGCGTGACGATCACCCAGGAGAGCTGAAGACATGGCCGGGCCACCGCTTGTTTACACCCCGCCCAACTACACGACCACCAACGTCTTGTACGGCGTGGGGATCTTGTTCACGGCGATCCCCGGCACCGCCGTGCCATCAGACCAGAACCTGGGCGTGGCATCCGCCTGGACCGGGCTCGGCTGGGGATACGTGGGCGCGACCGAAGCCGGCGTGACCGTCACGTTCAACCCGAGCACGCAGGATCTGAACATCGAGGAGCAGCCCACCCCGGTGGCTGTGGTGGTGAACACCGCCACGCTGCAGATCACCTGCTCGCTGTCCGAGGAGACGCTGAGCAACGTCAACCTGTCCTGGGGCAACGGCGGATCGATCTCCACCACGGCTGCAGGCGCTGGCCAGCCGGGCAAGCAGGTGCTCACCCTGAGCACCAATTTCGCGTCGATGGCGTGCGCGGTGATCGGCAAAAACCAGCTGGGCTTCGCCCGGGTGCTGTCCATTCCCGCGGTCATGTCCGCTGGCCAGGTGCAAACCGCCTACCGGCGCGCCGCGCAGCAGCGGCTGTACCCGCTCACCCTGAACGCCACCTGCCCGTTCAACCAGATCACCTGGACCGACCTGACCGCGATCGCCACCAGCTAGGAGCCCGCTTTATGCCCTCATTCGACGCAGGCGATGTCCTCGAATCCCTCGACTGGGATTTCACCAGGGCCGGGGTGAAAGCCAAAGGCGTCGTGCCCGAGCCCAGCGACCACGCCATCGGCCAGTTCCTGGATGGGCTGAAGGAGCTGTACACCGAGGCCAAGGGCATGGACCTTGACCTGCCCGGGGACGCCACGCCCGAGCAGATGATGGACGCGCTCAGCCAGGTGACCGGGGAGAAGTTCGAGAGTTTCATGGCGGAAACCGCCCGGCTGTTCGCCGAGCTGTGCTCGGGCAAGCCCAGCCAGGAGCAGCTGCTGGCGCTGCCGCTGCGGGTGCGGGTCAAGTTCTACGGATGGGTGCAGGCCGAGGTGGTGCGCCCGGAAGCCGAAACCGGCGCTGGGAACGTGGTGGCGATGTCTCCGCGGTCCGCAGCCGCCGGGTAATCCTCTACGCCGCCCGGCGCTATTTCAGCCTCAGCCCGGATGAGTGGGACGCGCTGCCGTGGGGGGTCAGGCGGGCCTACCTGGACGGGCTGGAAGCCGACGGGACAATCAGCTTCCAGCAAGGCGCTGACGACGAAGACGGGCTGCCGTCCGCTGACCAGGGCGGGCCGGTGCGCCGCGCCGTCAAGGCCAGCAGCGACGTGATTGACATGGCCGCGATGCGCAAGGAGCTGGAAGCGGCGCGGGGAGGCGCGAAATGAGCTTTGACGCTGGCTCGATCATCGCGCACATGGACCTGGACGACGCCGAGTTCGACCGCAAGCTGAAAGCCGACGTCGCCAGGATCGAGGCGTTCGAGCGGCGCACCCACGAGGCGAAGATCAGCGCCGAGCTGGACCCATCGGGGCTGAGCCGCGCCCGCCAGCAGATGGGACGGTTCGACCAGCAGATCACCCAGGACGCCCAGCAGCGGGCGCGTAATCACGGGTCGGTGCTGGGCGCGCTGATGGGCCTGTTCGGCGGCGGGCGGGCCGCTGGCGGGCCGGCAGGCGGCAGCGGGGGCAGCGGCCGGTCCCTGCTCGGCGGCTTGCTGGGCGGCGCTGGGCCGGTCCCCACCGGGCTGCCGGTGGGTGCCCGGAGCCTGCTGCTGGGCACCGCCGGCGGGGTCGGGCTGGGCGCGCTGCCAGCGCTGCTCGGCGGCATCCTGCCGCTGGGCGTCGGCGCGATCGGCGCTGGGTTCGCCGGAATCGGCGCGAAGGCGCTGATCGGCACGAAAAACCAGCAGGGGCAAGCGCCCACCCAGGGGCCGCTGTACGCCGAGGCGCAGGCGGCGATGAAATCGATCAAATCCGCGTTTGACGCGGGCATCCAGCCGCTGATCGGCCCGCTGCGGCAGGCGTTCACCGTGATCCCGCGCCTGATCCATTCCCTCGGCCCCGACCTGCGGCAGGCGTTCGCCGGGGCGGGCACGCTGATCCTGCCCCTGGTCCGCGGGCTGGGCGACCTGGCGCATGCCGTGCTGCCGCTGCTCGGGCGGGCGTTCCGGGCCACCGCGCCGCTGATCAGGCCGCTGATCGACGGGTTTGGCAAGCTGCTGGCCGGGCTGCTGCCAGGGGTGATCGCCCTGCTGCGGGCCGCTTCCCCGGCGGTGCATGCCCTGGCAGGCATACTCGGCGAGCTGGGCTCGGGCATCGGCTTGATGCTGCGCGATTTCGCGCCGGCCGTCCGGGCCAGCAGCGTCATTTTCAAGGCCCTCGGCGACGTGATCGCCGCCGTTTTCCCGATCATCGGCAAGCTGGCAGCCGTCTTCGCCCGTTCCCTGGCCCCGGTGTTCGTGATCTTGGCCGGGGTGATCCGCCAGCTGCTGCCTTACCTGACGATCATCGGCAAGGTGTTCGCCTCCCTGGCCGGGGCGGTGCTGCAGGATCTTGTCGGGGTGTTCGGCTCCCTGGCCAAGCTGCTGGTGCTGATTTCCCCGTCGTTCCGCATCCTGGCCAGCGCCTTGTCGCAGACGTTCGCCATCCTGGAATCCAGCGGGGTGTTCGGCGTACTGGCCACCGCGCTGGAGAAGATCGTGCCGGTGCTGGCCCGGCTGATCAACCAGGTGGTCCGCGCCCTGGCCCCGGCGCTGCCGCCGCTGATCGCCTCGGCTGGCCAGCTGGTGCAGGTGCTGGTGCTGATGGCCGCGTCCGGGCTGACCGCGGTGCTGAAAGCGCTCACCCCCGTGCTGGTCCTTATCGCACAGCTGACCTCTCACCTGGCCACCTGGCTGAACAGCATGCACCTGCTCACGCCGGCGCTAGCGCTGCTGACCGCTGGGCTGCTGGCAAGCAAGGTGGGCATGATCGCGGGCAAGGCGGCGATTGCGGCATGGTTCGTGGCGTGCAGGATCGCCGCTGTAGCCACCAGGGCGTTCGCCGCCGCCCAGGCGATCCTGTCCGCAGCCATGGACGCCAACCCGATCATCCTGGTCACCCTGGCGATCATCGCGCTGGGCGTGGCCGCATACGAGCTGTACAAGCACTGGAACACGGTGTGGGGGTTCATCAAGCGGATCGCCGAAGACGCCTGGAGCTTCCTCACCCACGGCTGGGGCCAGTTCCTGTTCCCCGGGCTGACCGCGATCCGGTACGCGGTCGAGTTCGTCCGCGACCACTGGCGGCAGGCGTGGGACGACATCAAAGGCGCGGGCCTGGCCGCCTGGCATTTCATCCATGACAACATCGTGTCCCCGCTGGTCAACACCTTCACCCAGACCATCCCGGCTGCTTTCCGTGCTGCAGTCAGGGACATCGGCAACGGATGGGACGCCATCAAAAACGTGGTCCGGGCACCCGTGGCCTGGGTGGTGGACCACGTGATCGACGGGCTGATCTCCGCGTTCGACTGGATCAGCGGCAAGGTGGGCGGCCCGCACATCAACCCGGTGCACCCGTTCGGGCTGGCCACAGGCGGGCGCATCCCCGGGTACGGCGGCGGGGACCGGCACATGGCGCTGCTGGAAGGCGGCGAGGCGGTTGTCTCGAAAGAAACCACCTCAGCGCATGCGGCCACGCTGGCCAGCTGGGGCGTGCCCGGGTTCCAGCGGGGCGGGGCGGTTGGCCAGGCCGCGCCGAACCGCGGCGGCCCGCTGGGGTTCCTTGACCACATCTGGCACGGCATCGCTGACATCGGCAAGATCACCGCCGCGGTGTTCACCGGCAACACCACCGCCTTGGCCAACGCGATCAAGAGCATGATCCCAGGCGGGCTCGGCGGGGCCACCGCGGACATGGCCGGCCTGCTGGAGTCCACGGTGAAAACCCTGATCGGCGACGTGGTGCACGCCCTAGTCGGGTACGGCGGCGGCGCTTCGGCGAACGCGATCGTCAGGGACGCCCTGGGCTGGCTAGGCAAAGTGCCTTATGTGTGGGGAGGGACTGCTGTTCCTGGTGGCGCGGACTGCAGCGGATTCGTCCAGACGATCTACCGGCGGCACGGGCTGACTGCGCCGCGCACATCGGAAGCGCAGGGCAACTGGGTGCGCCGGTCCTCCCCCGCGCCGGGCGGCCTGGCGTTCTACAACTCCCCGGCTGGCGGAGCCCCGCCCGGCCACGTGGCGATCATCCGCACCCCCACCCAGGTGATCTCCCAGGGCGGCGGGATGGGGCCGCAGCTGATGGCCTTGCACGGCATGCCGCTGATGTGGACGGGCATCCCGCCCGGCGGGTTCAGGACCGGTGCCCGCGGCCAGTACGGCCTGTCCGGCCTGGAAAGCCTGTGGATGTCCGCCGGCGGGCCTGCGGGGGCCGCGCACGTGGCCGCCGCCATCGCCCTGGCCGAGTCCGGCGGCAACCCGAGGGCGCACAACCCGTCTGGGGCCTCAGGATTGTGGCAGATTCTCGGGCAAGTGTTCCCCGGCGACATTTTCAGCCCGTTCATCAACGCCCGCAACGCGGTCCGCAAGTATTACCAGGCAGGCGGATTCTCCCCGTGGGTCACCTACGAAGACGGCCAGTACCGGCGGTTCATGGACCAGGGCGGGTGGATGCAGCCGGGCGTGGCCTACGCCAACGCCACCGGGCAGCCTGAGGCGGTGCTTACCCCGCGGGAAAGCGAAGCCCACGTGATGCTGGCCCGCGCCGCCGACCAGATGATGCGCGGCGGCGGCAGCGGCGACCTGCTGGCTGAGCTGAAAGCCATGCGCCGGGAGCTGGCGCAGCTGCTGAAACGGGCACCAGCCGCCACCGGGGCAGCGGTCGGCGACGCGATGAACACGGGATCACGGCAGGCCAGCCTGCGCGCCCAGTATTCGGCGAGGTGAGGAGTGGCGCTTGACCTGCTGCCGTACCTGGTGGCCTCGGACGCGGCAGGCACCGGGAACACCACCCTGGCGCTGACCGCCGGCGACGGCGGCGGCTGGCCCGCGGTGCCCGGGGACACGCTGATCGCTTTCGGCGGGTCCGGCACCGCGCAGCCCACCGGCATCACCGACACCGCCGGGAACACGTGGGCCAAAGACGCGGGCACCTCCACCTCGCCGGCGTCATCGGTGTGGCACACGGTGGCCGGCCAGCAGGCCGACGGGTCCGGGCTGAAAGGCGCTCTCGCCGGCTACACCGCCGACGTCGTCACCATCGCCTATTCGAGCACCGGCCAGGCCAAGCAGTGGGTGATCCTCGGCTGCCAGCACCTGGGCGCGCTGGACGTGGCAGCTACGCCAGCCACCGGCACCGGCACCGCCGTGTCGATCAGCTCCGGGGCGCTGGCGGTGGCCGGGGAGCTGGTGGCGGTGGGCGTGATGCACCAGACCGGCACCACGCTGCCTGCGCCCGCCGGCTGGCACCCGATCGCCGCCAATGTGACATCCGGGGTCAACGCGGTGGCCGACGTGTTCGTGAAAATAGCCAGCGGCACCGGCTCGGTGACGTTCAGCGGCACCCTGTCAAGCTCGGTCAGCTGGTCGGCGCAGCTGGTCAGCTATCGCCCGGCCTTGCAAGACCTGCGGGCCAACGTGGGCGCGTCGATCTTCTCCGGTGCCTATCCGGGGCTGAGCCTGAGCAACCAACAGGCGCACAACCGGTGGAACTCGATCATGGGCGGGCGGCAGTTCAACGCGATCAAACGGTACAGCGCCGAAGACCGTGGTGCCCCCGCCACCAGCTCGTGGGGCAGCTCGGGAAACGACGTCCAGTCAACGGTGGACTGGACGACCAACCAGGGCTGCACCTGCGTGGTCAGCATCAAGCCCTACCGTGACCCTGCCCTGGGCAGCAACGCCGCGGCCAGCCTGGCCCGGATGCGGAACGGCCTCACCTACTGGAAAAACAACGGGATCACCCCGCTTATCGTCTTGGGCAACGAAGCGAACATCGACGGCAAATCCGGGCCGTTCGGCGACGGGTCCTCCCAGAACTGGGACGGCCCTAAAGGCGGACCCAGCCCGTACGGCGCGGTGGGCTCGATCAGCGCTGCCCAGGCCGCTGTCAACTACCTGGCCTGGTACGGGTATTACGCGCCCACCGTGATCAGCGCCGGCTTGCAAGCCGGGTACAACCCAGCGATCAGCTCGGTGACCCCGTCGAGCACGTTCATGCCAAACCGGCTGGACGCCAGCGGCTGGCCGTTGTGCTGCGGGATTCACATCGACTACTACTACAGCGGCGATTTCGCGCACAACTCGATCGACATGTCCACCATGATCTCCGCCGCCAACGCGATGTCCCCGCCGTGCCCGGTGGGCATCGGGGAGATGGGCGCGACCGACGGCAGCGACCGGCCGCTGACAGACACCCCGGCGGGCTCCCGGGCCGGGCTGGTCAGCTGGCTGGACAACCAGATCACCGCCCCCCTGGTGGCGCAGCTGGCCGCTGGCCATCAGCTGCTGCCGGTGATCTGGTTCGCGGCCGGCACCGGCAACTCGATCGACTTCGGGCAGCCCGGCGGGGTGATCGCCGCGGTGGAGCGGATGTTCGACGCGCTCAACCCGGGCGGCACCGCCACGATCACCGGGACGGCCACCCTGGCCGCCGGTTTCGCGGTGTCCGCGGCCCCAAGGGCCACCAAAACCGGGGCGGCGGTGATCAGCCCGTCTTTCCTGGTCAGCACGCCTGCGATACCACCGCCGCCGACATCAACCGGGGGCGTGCCTGTCAACGAATGGGGCCTTGCCATGGCTGATTCCCTGGTCCTGGCGGGCCAGATCGAGCTGCTGGGCGGCGGGGTTCCGTCACCCAACCCGGACTGCCTGGGGGCGATGTTCCGGCTGCTGCCCGGCTACGACCTGTCCGCCCCGGCGCTGACCGCGGAAATGGCCGCCGGGCTGCTGCTGGACGGGGAGATGATCACCGGCATGAGGGCGTCCAACAGGACGCCGAAGCTGCCGGTGGCCATCATCGTCCCGCCCACCGGGAACCTGCAAGCCGACCGGGCCACCCTGGCCGGCGCACGGGAGCTGCTGCTGCGGCTGGCCGCCCAGGAGCACTGGACCCTAACCTGGGCCAGGGAAGGCGGCTACCCGATCACTTTCGACTGCCAGGGCATGACATCCAGCACGATCACCTACTCAACCAAGCTGGACATGTCGCTGGCTTCCCTGGTGGAAATCGAGTTCAGCGCCTACCCGTACGGCCGGTCCGAGGACCCCGAGCAGATCCAGATCAACACCCCGTCCCAGATCTGGGACCAGCCGCCAGCCCCGGTGGTGCTGGACAACTTTACCGTGGCCACCAACTACCTGACCGGCGACGCCGCCGGGTTCGACGCCACCGCAGCCGACTGGACGGGGGCAGGCAACGCCACGGTGGCGTGGACGAACAACCAGTTCCGCACCGGGCCGGGCGCGCTGGCGGTCACCTCCAGCGCCGCCGGCAACATGCAGGCCGCGTCTGCCCTGGCCGCCGACTACCTGACCAGCATGCTGTCTTGCAAGCACGGCGACACGATCAGCATCAGCCTGTTCAGCCGGGCTGGCACCGTGGGCCGGTCGGTGAACGTGGCCGCCGAGTATTTCGATTCCCTCGGCAACAACCTGGGCGTGCCCGCCCGCGGCAGCAACGTCACCAACACCACTTCCGGCTTCACCGCCAACCCGGTGTTCACCGGCACCGCCCCGGCGGGCGCTGCCGCCGTCCGGGTCAACTTCCAGGTGGTGTCCGCGGGCGGCGCTGGCGAAGTGCATTTCATTGACGACGTCAGCATCAACCGCGGCCCGGTCATGTCCAACGTCAACCCAGACGAGTGGAGCACCAGCACGGTCACCCCGCTGACCGGGCAGCAGTCCGCCTACTGGTCCCGGCAGCCGTCTGAACACCCGATTTACGACCGCACCCTGCCCGCGCTGGCCGACATCACCGGCCGGGCCAAGTTCAGCTTCTGGGCCGGGTACTCCTCCACCGCCGCCATGTACCACGTCTGGCACAAGGGCACCATCCACTACTCGGTCACCCTCACCGACAGCCAGGGTTTCACCCTCAGCTTCGGGGTGAAAATGAAAGGCCAGGCCAGCGCGCTCTCCAATGTCCCGCACTGGCAGCACATCAGCATCCCCATCCCGCAGGTGTCCACCGGGTTCGACTACACCACCATCGCCGCCTACCACATCGAGGCGTGGAACACCTGGGACAACCACAGCCAGGCCCCGGTGCTGCAGGCGTCCATGTTCCTGGCCGGGGTGCAGGCGCAGGCCACCAGCGCGGGCGCGGCGGCGACCCGGTCGGCGTGGCTGTCCCTGCCCGGGATCAAAGGAACCGCACGCGCCCCGCTGGCCATGCAGCTGGCCCCGGGCACCAGCTCGTTCAGCTCCACCGCGCTGTTCGGCACGGCCGGCGTCAACACGTGGGTGGCCCCGGCCGGGCTCACCCAGATTGACAAGGTGGAATGCTGGGGCGGCGGCGGCGGCGGCGCGGCGTCCCGCAGCGACCTCAACAATGGCGGCGGCGGCGGCGGCGGCGGCGAGTATGCGATGGACCGCAACGTGCCGGTCACCGCGGGCAACACCTATCACCCTGTGGTGGGCGCGGGCGGGCAGAACGGCACCATCGCCAGCTCGCCCACCAACGACGCCACCAGCGGCGCAAGCTCCTATTTTGTCGGCGACTCGGGCAATCAGACCACCGCCCACGGCGGGCAGTACGGGTTCATCAGCGTGATCAACGAAGGAGGCAAAGGCGGGTCTGGGTCCGGCGACTACCTGCACCACCCGGGCGGCCAGGGCTTCCGGGCCAACTTCCGGTGGAACGGGACCGGCGGCGGCGGCGGCAGCTCGGGCGGGCCAGGCGCGGACGGCAACGACGCCAGCGCGGAAGCAGGCGCGAGCGCGCCCACCGGGGGCGGCGCGGGCGGGACCGGCGGGGCGCGGCCCAACAACGACTACAACACCGGGAGGGACGGCGCTAGACCTGGCGGCGGGGCCGGCGGCGGCGGCCTGCGCCTGGACGGGACCATCGCCGGCGGCGGCGCGGGCGCGAACGGGCAGATCAAGCTGTCTTACGGCGCGACCGGGATTTTCCCGCTGGGCAGCTTCCTGGTGCACATGCCGCAGATCGACGCGCCGGCCGCGCTCAACCCGGTGTGCTCGGTGGGCAACGGCGCGGACGCGCCGGACGGGCGCGAATACACATTCCCGGCCGTGTCCAACCTGAACGCCCGGTTCGACGGCACGTACACGGTGTTCCTCATCGCCTCGGCGTGGAACACCCCGGCCAGCTCGCGCACGCTCACCGTGCAGCTGCGCCAGTACCCGTTCTCAGGGGGAACCGGGCTGGCCGCGCCCGCGCTGACCCGCACGGTCACTCCCAACACCGACATCACCAACGGCTACGTGGACATGGGCGCGGTCACCCTGCCCTTGGCTGACCTGCCGCCGGGCAACACCGACGCCTATTTCACCGTGGGGGTCACCTCGGGCAACGCCGCGGACCGGTTCTACGACATCCTGCTGGTTGACTCCCAGGGCCAGCTGGTCCTGGTCAACATGCCGGGCACCGCGTTTGTCAACCTGGCCTGGATCGATGAGGCCGACCGGGACCGGGACCTGGGCCGGGTCAGCGGGTCCGACACCGACCTGAACCGGGCCAGGTCGCTGCTGCAATGGACCGACCGGTTGTCCGGCGGGCCGCTGTCGGTCACCCCCGACCAGGACAACCGCATCCTCATCTACGCCACCCAGGGCGTGCCCGCGGCCACCGCCTACTACGCACCCCGGTGGTGGACGGAGCGGCTGTCCTGATGGCCAGCGAAAAAGAATACGACGTCGAGCAGCGGCTGAACAACCACATCGGCACGCACCGGGCCATCCAGACGGCCACCCAGTCCAACAGCCTGGCCACCAGCTTTTCCGGGGTCGGCTGCGCCATCGACCTGGCCGCGGGGGCCAGCTACCAGTTCCGGGGCCTGTTGCTGTGCACGTTCACCGCGTCCGGCGGCACGATGACCTACCGGTTGCACCCCACCAACGGGCTGGCGGCGTCCAGCTTCCGGGCCATCCTGGTCGAGTTTGTCAATGCGCAAGGCCCGGTGACCGACAAAAACAGCGCCCTGGACGGCACCCTCACCGGCAGCGTCGTGGGAACCGGGCTGTCCGACCGGTACGCCATGCTGGAAGGTTTCATCACCGTCAGCACCGCGGGCACAATGGCGACGCAGGGGGCGCTGTCCTCAGGGTCCGGCACGATGATCCAGTCCGGCAGCTACCTGGAAGTCACCCAGGTCACGTAAAGGAGCCACCCATGACCGCAGGCCAGTCGCCGACCCTGGCGCTGTTCAACAACCAGCTCACCAGCTTCGCCATCCAGCTCCGCCACCTGTGCGATCAGATATCTGACATCAACCTGCAGATAGCCAAGCAGGGCACGGCCGGGCTGCAGGCGATGGGCGCAAGCCCCGCCGACGCCGCCGACATCATGAACAGGTGGGGGCAGATCAACACGATCGCCTCGCTGTACTTCGGCACCGCCACCCAGGCATCCGTGTTCAACTTTGACGACGCCCTGTCCAACGTGCGGGGCGGGGCCACCAGCTGACATGCGCCCCGGGCTGACCGCGATCGTCACCTACCGCCCGGACGGGAGCCAGCCGAAGCACCTGTCCGAGCTGGCGCATGTCAGCCCGCCTGTTTACAGCTTCACCACGCCCGGCGGCTGCCAGGACCTGACCGCCACCGTGTACCGGATGCCCTCCTGGCGCACCGACGCGCTCAGCCCAGGCCGGATCGTCAAGGCGTTCCGCGGCGGGATGCTCGCCTGGTCCGGCATCCTGGACGAGCCGGTGCCCACCGCTGCCGGGTGGACGCTGAGCGCGCACGGGACAGGCGTGCTCGGCCAGGACTACCGGGCCGTGTGGACCGGCACCTGGGGCACGTCCACCCCGGACCAGGTGATCAGCAACGCGATCAGCGCCGGGCTGCCGTGGATCAACCCGGGCATCGGCTCCCCGGCGGGCATGTGGATGGGCCAGCAGACGGACTCGGCCAGCCAGAGCGTCACCGACCTGCTCACCCTGATCTGCAACAAAGGCGGTCTCACCTGGGAGGTGACCACCGCCTCCTACGGGAACGTGCTGTCGGTGTTCCCGCTGCCGTCCGCGCCGAACCGGCTGCTGGTGGCCACCGGCCCGGTGCCGCGCAGCGTGGCCGCCGGGGCGACGATGATCCGCATCCGCTACCAGAACGCCGGGGACAGCGGCAAAAAGCCCGCCACCTACGCCTTGACCAGCGTCACCGACGCTGACCGGGAAACCGAGCAGGGCCACACCGAGGACTACATGGACTTGTCCTCAGCTGGCGTGCAAACCAGCGGGCAGGCGCAGGCGGTCGGCTCCCAGGTGCTTAAACGGTTCACCCGGGCCGCGTTCACCGAGCAGTTCCCCGCTGTCTACGGCCACCTGCTCAACACGGGCGGGGTGCCGGTGGACCCGGGCTGCTTCTACGCCGACGGGATCGGCGCGATGGTGTGCCGCCTGCTGCTGGCCGACCTGGGCTACGCGGGCGACATCGCCCGGGGGCCGGTGCAGTTCCTGGTCGGCGAATACGAGTGGAACGACGCCACCTGCGTGGCCACGATCACCCCGTTTGAGAGCCTGCGGCACAACTGGTCCAGCCTGCTGTCCGTGGCCGCTCAAACCGCCCCCGTGCACCGGCACCGCGCCACGCACAAGCACAAGAAAGGCCGCTAGGGGCTGTACGTACAGAATGCCCGCGTCCCGCGGCCAGGCAGGCCGCTGCGGGCTTTCTGGCACGGGAACGGGCACGGGGGCACGCGGCGCTCCCAGGCGCTCCCAGAGCGTTCTGGGGGCTCGGCCAGGCGACGTGTACGCTGAGCCTGACACCCCCGCTCTGAGCTGTCCCACGCCGCCGACCAAAGCGGGGCTCCATGTCTGTTTCCCCACCCGGCCCGCCTGACGCGGGCAGCCTGCTGTCCAGGTCCAGGGCCGGCAGCGCCGCGTTCGCCGCGCACCACGCCGCGCTGCCCTGGACTGGGCGCAGGGGCGTGCCAGGCATCGACTACGCCTGGTCGAAGCCATCGATCCCCGCGCTGAAAGCCGCGGGCGAGGTGTTCGTCGCCCAGTATTTCTCCCCCGACGAGTCCAAAGACCTGACCCCGGCGCGGGCGCATGATCTGCAGGCCGCCGGCATCAGGATCGTCGTCGTGTACGAATACGGCGCGCAAGACGCCCGGCGGGGCCGGGACGGCGGCCGGCGGGACGCGACCGCCGCCGAGGCGCAGGCCAAGGCGTGCCACGTAGACGGCATCCCCATCTACTGGGCGATCGACTACGACGCGCCGCCCGGCGACCAGAGCCTGCTCGGCGATTACGCCCGCGGGTGGACCGACGTGCTGGGCATGGACCGGGGCGGCAACGCCTACGGCGGGTTCTGGCCGTTGTCCCGGCTGAAAGCCGCCGGCCTGGTCAAACGGCTGTGGGGCACCCCGGCATGGTCGGGGTCCAACTGGGCCACGTCCGGGCTGGTGCCGGACATCATGCAAGGCTCGATGATCACCATCGGCGGGGTGCAGTGCGACCTGGACGCGGGCTTGACCGCCGACCCCGGGTGGTGGCCGAGGCCGAAGCCGGCCGCCACCGGGGCCACCTGGCAGTGGCTCGCCACCGACGGGAACCTGTCCCTGGCCGGGGTGGTCCGCGAGCTGAACCGGAGCCTGCCCGCGGGCAGCCAAATCCGCCCGGCGCAGGTGCTGCGCATGACCGTCGGCAAAAACGGCGGCCAATGGGACGCGCCGGGCACCAGCATCCTGGGCGACTGGGTGAACAAGGTGCTCGGCGACCCGGGCACCGACCCGCACACGGCCATCCCCAAAGGGGCCAAGCTGTGGGTGCTTCGGTAAGCCTGCTGCGGCTGCTGCGGCAGCGGCGCGAAGGCCCGCACAGCTGCCCGGCGCAGCGGCGGGCCGCGGAGCTGGCCGCCGAGCTGTCCGGCATGGCCCGCAGCGGCCGGGTGTACGTGCGGGTCGGGCACGTGCTGGAAACCCTCGACCCGGAGCGCAAGCTGGCCCCGCCAGCGCCCCCGGCGCTGCCCCCCGACGCCGATCCGCTCACCGGCTGCCTGCCGGTGGCCGCTGACCCGCCGGGCGCTGAGCGTGCCACATGACCACCTCGTCTGTGCTGCCGTGGCTGACCGGCCCGGCGGCGGCCCTGGTGGTTCTCATCTGGGTTGTGGTCATGGCCCGGCAAGACATCAGGGACCTGCGGCGGGCGCTGGAAGCCGAGCGCCGCAGGGCCGACTCGGCGGAGGAAGCAGCCCGCGCCTCGCTGGCCGTGATCAGCGCGCTCACCGGGCAGCCGATCCCAGCGCCCCCGCGGGCTTATGCGGTTCAGGGACCGGTGGATGACACATGAAATGGCCTTGGAAGCGGAAAGCGCGAGCCGAGGCGGAGCAGTCTCAGGAGGCAGCCGTGCGAGTGCGCGCCGAGGTGATCATGCCGCTCCGACAGCTGGCGGCGGAAATAGACGACATGCGGATGGTGGACGCGCTGCCAGACGCGGTGCGGCAGATGATGGCGCGGCAATACAAGGAGGGGCCTGGTGACCCAGGCGGAAGCAACCCAAATCGGGATTGAGCTGATCTTCTACACCTCGCTGGCTTTTTGCATCGCCGTGTCCTCGTTCTGGGCGTGGTGGAAATCGCAGCTGGGCTGGACGATCATCGCCAAAAGCCTGTGCCTGGCAATCGCCACGCTGCCTGCCATGGTGTTTTTCTGGCTCGGGCACCGGGCACCCACCTGGCTGGAAGACGTGTCCATCGCCGGCTTGTGGTCGGTGCCGGTGGTGCTCGCCTGGCGGGCGATCGTGCTGTGGCGGGTGCAGCGTGGCTACATGAAAACGAAGCCGCCCGACGCTGGCATGGTGTGACCGGGCGTCACCAACGCTCCGGGCCGCCCAGCGCTATCCAGTCTTCCCAGCTGGCCAGCCCCGAGTGGGATATCGCGTCGCAGATGCCCCGCCATTCGGTGTCTATATCCACTGCCTTGCCCCCCTCGCCCCGCGCTGTTACCAGCCGATCCCGTATGCCCGCAGCCAGCGCCGCGCCGACCGGCGGGCCGCCAGCTCGGCGGCCAGGATCTGCGCGGCTTCCGGTGGCGGTTTCCGCCTGCCCCGGTAGTACACTTTGCCGCTGGGCGCGACCCAGTAGCAGTTTTTCACGCTGTTGCACCGCTTGCACAGCAGCGCCGAGTTCCACAGGCAGGTCAGCCCGCCCATGATCCACGGCGTCATGTGGTCCACCGGGAACCGTTCTGCGCCTTTCGCCTGCCGGGCATGGCAGTGGACGCACTGCCCCCGGTCGGCGCGCTCCACCATCCGGCGCAGGTGCGGGGTGATCTTCGAGGACCGCTGCCTGGACCGCTGCCGTGGCCGGAACCGGCGGTGCGCCAGCCGGTGCCGGTGCTCGTGCCGGGCGCGGCGGGTGACGCACAGCGCCAGCAGGCCGCCCGGGTTGCTGAACGCGGACCCGAGGAAGCCGGCTGCTGGCAGCAGCGGGGCCAGCAGCAGGCCCGCGTTCACCCCGCCACCGCCTCGACCTTGTCGTCCCCGGCGTCCCGCACCTTTCCAGTGTCAAACAGAATGTCGATCGCCGAGGCCACCTCGGACACTTTGAACGTGGTGGCGCTGATGATCTGCCCGGGGGTCATCGCCCCCTGGACCCGCAGCACGCCCAGGATTTCCAGCTGCACCCGGGCCTGGCTGTCGGCTGCCGCCGCGATGCCCGCCAGGATGTCGCCTGCGGCTTCCACAGACGCGGCCAGCCTGGCCGCCACGCCCTGGTCCGGCGGGCAGCCAGGCAGCTGATTCGCGGCCTCATACGGGTCTTCCAGCCAGTCGGACCGCATGGCCACCGACGGGCGCGGGGTCACGTCTCCGGTGGCGGCGAACCCGAGGCCCTCGGTGCGGGTGCCGTTGGGGAACTTTTTGGGCAGCTCGTTCGGGTTGGCCGGGATGTTGGCCATGCCGTGGCTGACCCGGTCCCCGGTGCGGAAGCAGATGACGTTTCCGCCAACCAGCATGCTGCGCAGCTCGCCCAGGCCCAGCTCTTTGATCGACGGCACCTGGCAGGCCAGCCGGACCCGGAAACCAACTTTCCGCCCCAGTTTCAGGATGTCCAGCAGCAGCGCGGGCGCGCCTTTGCACGCCAGCAGGATCGGGGCCTCGTCAATGGTGATTTCGGTGATGGGCAGCGCGAACTCGCGCAGCTGGTCCCCGGCCAGGCGCGCCGCCGCGGCGATGCCCAGCTGCTTCTCAGCGCGGGCCTTGGCCACCATCCAGTAGTCGTAGAAGCCGAAACCGCGCACCCGGCGGCCGGTCCGCGGGTGCGCCCATTCCAGGCCGGCCAGCTCCTGCGACCGGTCGAACATGGCGGCGTTCAGGCCGCGCAAGTATGTCATGCACTCGTCGGTGCCGACGGCGTACGGCACCTTGTCCCGCCATGCGGGCAGCGCCTGCCCCATCTGCGGGTCCAGGATCACCGGGGCGACGATGCCGGATTGCAGGCTGATGGCCAGGCCCATGTCGATCAGGCCGGTTTTCCCGCTGCCCGGCGCGCCCGCGATGATCGTGTGCACCGTGCCGCCGCCCAGGCCAGGCCCGAACCACGCCTCGCGGACCGGCTCCCCGTCCGGGTAGCGGCCGATCACCGCCAGCCCGGTGGCCAGGTCCAGGCCGGCTCCGTCCCAGCGGCGCGGGGTGTCCAGCACGCCGCGGGGCAAGATGGTCAGCAGGCCGCGGGACTCGTCGTCAGCGCCGGGGTCCGGCTCGGTGTAGCAGGTGATCACCGACTTGTGGAACGCGGCGGCCACCTCGCGCCGTTTGACGGCGATCTGCCCCATGTGGGTTTCGATGCCGTCGCACCTGATCGGCCACTGCTGCCCCGCTCCTGCCGGGCGGGCCGCGCCCAGCTCGGCATGCCATTTCTGCTTGGCGCACAGCGCCGCCCAGATGTCTTCCACCGTGGTGTCCGGCTTCTCGGGCTCGGCTGCCGGGCCGCGCCAGCGGTGCCGGTGCAGCCAGCTGCCGGACGGCACCGCCCACCCGGTGACGCCCAGCGCCGACCACGGGCCGTACCGGAACAGGAACAGGGCCAGCGCCCACGCCGCCGCCCACCCGGCCATCGACTGGTTGTACTTGCGGACCGCAGCCGGGCGGTGCCGGGTGCCTGCCACCGTGGCCAGCACGGTGACCGCGGCGGCGATGGCCACGGCCAGCAGGTGCACGTGGGAGGCGCGGGCGGCCAGCCCGGCCATGGCCGCCGCCGCCCAGCACAGCGGCACCAGCTGGAACCGGAACCGGAACGGGCGGCGCGCCGCCGGCGGCCGGCCGGTGGCCTCGCGCCATTGCGCGTCCACCATCTGCTTGATCTTGCGCTGCGTCTTGGCGTCCAGGTCCGGGGGCAGCGCCACCGAGGGACGCTGCGTTTTGCGCAGCGACCCCCGGTCAGCCGGACGCCGTCCCATGTGGCTTAGTGCTCCCATGTGGCCTAGTGCTCCACGAAGTCGGCTTCGGCGATGCCCTCAGCCGCGTCCTGGGTCTCCTGCACCGGCCCGTAGTTGGACACGACGTGCTCTTTCAGCCCGGTCAGGGCGTCCATCGCCTGATCCCGCTCTTTTTGCATGGCGGCCAGGTGGGATGCCGCGTCCACCGCCTTGCCGGCCGCGGTCGAATCATTGCGGATCACCTGGCCCAGCTCGTCGGCCATCGTCGTGATCTTGTTCACCACCTCGCCTGTGTCCAGGCCCTGCTCGCAGGCGCTGATCGCCTCGTCGCACTGCTCGACGGTGGTGTCGTAGTTCAGGTCTGACACTGCTCCTCCTGTGGTTGACGGGCTGCGCCCGTTGCTGCTGGCCTGGCCGTTGCTGGCCTTGTGGCCGTTGCTGGCCGGGCCGTTGCCCGGGGTCTGGCCGTCGGCCAGCGGCGGGTCGCTTGCGTGACAGCTGCAATCCGGGTCGGTGCAGCCTGCTCCTCGTGCCATGTCGTGTTCCCCGTTCCCGGCAGCGATCCGCCGTTTCTCCGCGTCCAGCTGGTCGGTCATGGTGGGCTCGGCCGCCTGCTTCCGGGCCACTTCCAGCCGGTGCTTGTGGGCGGCCATCTCCGCCCGGACCCGGGCGATCTGGCTTTGGTGGTCAGCGACCGCCCCGGCGTGGTCCCGCTCTGCTTCCGCCCGGGACAGCTTGTGCTCGTTCCAGCCTTTCGCCCACCCGTGGCGGGCGTGCGGCAGGCCGCGGAAAACCTCGCCCGCCCAGAACCCGCCCACTGCGGCGCGGGCGGCGCGGGCTTTCGCCCGCTGGGCGGGCGAAGTGCCCTGGCGGGCTTTCTGGTATTTCGCCCACCGGGCGCTGGCTGGCTTGCGCAGCGCCTCCACTCCCCGGGAGCACGCCCAGGCGAGGCCGATCAGGAACAGCAGCTCCATGGCCTACCCCTGTGTCTGGCTGATGCCATGCTGTACGTCGCCAGGCAGTCCGTTGACCGCGGCGAACGGGGTGGCCCCGGCGACAGCCATTATGGCCAGGGCGGCGGCGATCCAGTAGGTGGACTTTTTCGCTGACCCTTTCGGGTGCACGCCGTGCAGCAGCTCGGCGAACATGAGGATGACGATGATGGCGGTCAGCGTGGCCGCGCTGATGCCCAGCCACTTGCCGCTGGCCAGCCCGAGCAGGCCGGCGACGAAAGCCAGCGCCCGAGCGATCCAGTGCAGCACCGGCCCGGTGAACCCGAACAGCAAGATGCCGATGAACACCGCCCAGACGCGGGCCTTGGCAAACCGGTTGCGGAAGTACGCCCAGACGGACAGCGCGACCATGATCGCGCCGATGCTGCCTTGTGCCAGTCCTGACATCGCCTGCTCCTAGATCACGTGAGTCAGCCACAGCACCAGGGCCACCGTGGCGTAGAAGGCGGCCCGCTTGGGCAGCGAGTCCCCGGCCAGCACAAGCAGGTACAGGACTGGTGCCTCGATGAAAGCGTGGAACACGCCATAGGCCAGCCGCGGGTATTTCAGCCCGCGGGGCAGGTAGTCCGCTGCGGCCTTGTGCAGCGCCCAGTAGTCCATGCACGACGGGGGGTTCCCGTGCACCCAGCTGGCCCCGGCGAAAATGGCCCCCACCGCGGCAGCCGATGGCACCCGCCACGACCGCCGCGGCGCGGGCGCTTCTTCACGCGGGCGCGCAGGCGCGTACTGCGCCTTGGGCTCCTGGCCGGCCCCGGGCTTTTCCGCCTCCGACGGCCGGACCGGGAGGGCCACCACGTTGCCCGCTGTCATGCCGCTGCTCCGTCTAGCTCCAGGGCTCGCTGGTACAAGGCGCTGGCCTCGGCGTGCAGCACCGAGCCACGCTGGGGGTGCCGGTAGGCCACAGACCGCAGCATGTCGAACGCGGCGGCCAGCTGGGCCTCCCCGGTCGGCGCGCCTTGCACGCGGCTCTTGTGCCGCGCCATGCGCGCACGAGCCCGGGTCGGCTTGCCGGTGCCCTGCCGCCTGCCAGCCATCAGCGGATCACCGCCCACAGCCGCGGGGCGAAATTGGCCAAGGCCACCGGCAGCGCCATCAGCGCCCACAGCGCCAGCAAGGTGTAAAACGGGGCGACTGCCAGCGCCATGCACATGACAGCGACGGCCCAGGCGCACCAGTAAAGCTTCGGGTGCGTGCAGTGCCAGCAGCGAGGGTGGTATGTCATCAGTAGCGCACCTCCTGCCGGCCGAGGCGGATCGAAAACTCGGCCCACCGGCCCTGGTCCCAGCGGTTGGCTTCCAGCCACGACTTCAGCAGCTCGCGGGCCTCGCCTTCGTCGTCCCGCAGGTCAGTGATGTTCGCGGTGATCCGGTCCTCGAAGTTGCCTTTCCGGTGGACCTCCAGCTCGGTGCTGGCCATGGCTGCCTCCTTCCGCCGTGAGCGCGTATGCCTACGAATGTATATACCGGTATAGACCGTTGTCCACTCCCCCGGATACCCTGAGCGCATGATCACATCCGTGAAGTGGCGGCAGATCGCCCGCGACCTGCGTAACCGGATCGCCCGGGGTGAGCTTCGCCCAGGTGACCCGCTGCCGTCCGAGCGGGAGCTGGAGGCCCGTCACGGAGTCGCCCGCGGCACCGCCCGGGTGGCGCTGCAGCACCTGGTGCAAACCGGCGCGGCGGTGGACGGCAGCCCGCGCCGGGTGGCACACGCCGAGCTGCTGACCGTGCATATCACCCGCACCGCGGACCGCACCTCGCCCGGCGAATCGCCTACCCTGGGCGCGGACTCCTGGCTGGGCGACATGCGGGCGGCCGGGCGAGAGCCCGCCCACGAGCTGGACGTGATCACCCGGCAGGCCAGCCGCGAGCTGGCCCAGCGGCTGGAAGTAGGCGAAGGCTCAGCGGTGGTGGCCCGGCGGCAGCTGCGGCGCGCCGGCGAGCGCCCGCACAATGAGATCACCTACTGGTACCCGGCGGGCGTGGCCCGCGGGACTCCGCTGGCTAGCCCGGCCAGCATCATCGAAGGGGCGCTGGCATGGCTGGAAACCAACCGGGGGCAGCTGCTGCACGAGGTGGAGATCACCGCGAGGATGCCCGGCGAAGACGAGGCGGGCCGGCTGCAGATCCCCGGCGGGGTGCCGGTGGCTGTGGTGTGGCGGACGTCGCGGACCCTGGCCGGGGTGCCGATGGTGACGTCGATGGCCGTGTACCCTGCGGACCGGACCAGGCTGGCCCTCTGATCCACGGCGACGCCTCGATGGGGGAGGTGCCGCTGGCCGCGCATCACGGCGCTGGCAGCTGGCCGCCGATGGCCCCGGCCGGGGAAGGCTGCGATCGCTAGGGCGTGTTTTGCCCCGGAACCGAGGAGCCGGGCGACCTCGCGGGGGGTGAGCGGCTCCACCGGGTACCGCCGCTTAGGCTTACCCTTCGGTCACGGGGATAGTAACCCTCTAGCTGTGGCTGCCTGCTGTCGTCATCCTCCAGCAGCGCAGCGGCCCTGTAAGCGGTTTCGCAGTCGGCGGCCTCGCCCACCACCCGGGCAAGCTCACCATCCTGCGGGTCACGGACGACCAGCCAAGGACCCTCGACCGCGCTGTACCGGCCGCTCACCGGCTGTCCCCGGTATCGGATTGCCCCGGAACCGATACCCACCGCTTGGCGGCAGCCATCTGGGTTTCGTGCTTCTCGCGGGCCGTCCGGTAATACTCGGCGGCAGGAACGAGGTCGGCCTCCCCGCAGGAGCACACGTACTCATCACACCCGCAGTTGCGGCACACGCCGTCATAGTCAGGTGGTCCCGGCACTGTCAGCCTCCTGGGTTGTGTTTTTCTCTCCAACCGATACTGACGGGGACGGCTCAGCGGAGTAGATGATCTCCAGCAGGCAGTAACGCCCCTTCTGCGACCGCAGTTCCCCTAGCAGGTCATGGCCGCCGACGTTGATGTCCTCGTCAGTCCACAGGTAGCCGGTGATCTCCGTATAGGCGTGCCGGAATGTGGCGTCGCCCGCGCCGAGCAGTTCCCGGAGCGCACCGTCGATCATGTCCTCATCGCTGCGGGGCTCAGCCGCAGTCCAATACCGCACCGTCAGATACCGGCCGAACCGGTCCAGATCCCCGCTGATCATTTCAGCCAGTGGCTCATCGCCGGGGTCAAGGAACAAGATGTCCATCCCCTCGCCGCGGTCATGCTCGGCGAGGGTGCCTCTGTAGCGCCGTGCCTCGTCTGTCACTTGCCGCCCCCGTTCTGCTGGCTGGCCAGGAACACCCGGGCCTGGTGCTGGCTGATGCCGTGCCGGGCGGCGAACGACCGGCGTCCCATCGGCTTGCGCTTCTGCTCGTCTTGCGCGGCCAGCGCGGCCAGCTGCGCGTACGACGGAACGTCGTTCGCAGGCTGCCTGCGCGCCTTGCTCTTGCCCGGCTGCCGGGCTGGGCTCGTGCTGAGGCCATCTTCCGTCCCGGGCTCCCGCCCGTCCGTCTTCCCGGCGTTCAGCTTTGCGATGCCCAGCCCGGTGCCCAGGCTCGCGGCAGCCGCCAGCGGGGCAGCAGCTGCAGCGAGTTTCGCAGCCCATGGCGCGGCAGGGCCGACGTGGGCTATGTTCCCAGCTAGCGAGGCAAACAGTCCGGCTGCGGTCAGCGCCCACGCCCACACTTTCACGTAAACCTGTTCGTGACGCCTGACCGCGCTGTACAGGCGAAGCTCGCCCACCACCAGGAACGAGTCGAGCAGCAGGGGGAAGCCAACGGCCACCCAGCCGGGCATCTGCGCCCGCTGGGTGGCGAAGTCATACAGGCCCCGGTAAGACATGGCCAGCGCGGCGGCCGAGGCTGCCCAGGTGACGATCGCCACCCCGCGGTCCGCCAGCCAGATAGAGTCCCGCTGTTCTGCCTGCTTGGCTGCCATCTGCCTCGCCTCCTGGTGTACTTACATTGGTGAGTGTACGACCACGGAAGGACAGCCCGCCATGACCCAGCCGGACCGGCCCGTCACCCCCAACCGCAGCGCCGGCCGGATCGAGGACGCCCTGTGGCAGCCGTTCCTGGCCAAAGCCCGCGCCGAGGGCCTGACCAACACCGATGCGTTCCGGCTGCTGATCCGCGAGTGGACCAGCTCGCCGGATGGCCCTGCCCGCAGGGGGCAGGGCCGCCGGTCACGCTTGCGTGGTGCCCGTCCTGGTTAGCGCGATGACGCTCGCCCTGCCTTCAAGGCCGGGTACGGGCAGTAAGTCGAAATCCCAAAGCCCGGCCCCTTCCGCCACTGCTCGCACCCCTGCACCAGAACATAGGGGCTATAGCATGTGGACCTTGATCGGTCCTTGTACGCCGTTTTGAAATTGCCGTAATTGTAGTGAGCACTGCCGCTAGCCCGGTCCACGCAGCGCGCCCGCGCTCGTAGCTGCCAGCCGTTTGCATTGATCGTCCACCAGTCCTGGAAGGTTGCGCTTGTCGTTGTCGGGTCGGCCTTCGTCCAGCTGATGCACTCCGTGGTGGAGCTACACGACTTGCGATTAGGGGCGTGGTTCCGGGCGATCATCGCCCCGTGCCCGGACGCGGTAGCCGGGGCGGCGAACGCCACGGCGGCGACTAGCAGCACGGCAGCGCCAAGGACGCTGGCCATCCATTTTCTTGCGATCATGTGCGATCCTTCCTGTAAGCCCGGCTCAGCTGATCGGGCCGGGCGGTCTGATGATCCCAGCTGGCGGGCGCTCACGGGAACGAGCGCCCGTCAGCCGGGCGTCACATTCCCCGCATCGCCGCCCTGGCCCCGTAGCGGGCCTGCGCCGGGGTGAACTGATTGCCATACGGCGATTCCAGCTGCTGCACCAGGCCGCTGTAGGAGAACCCCTGCCCGTCGCGCAGGTACCCTTTGGCGCTGATCACGGCCTGCTTGTTCCAGTTGACCCTGATATGCGCCAGCGCCCACGTGGCCAGCCGACGAGAAAACCCTTCCCCGTAGGACGATGTCAGCTGGTCCAGCAGCCCGCGCCGGGAAAACCCCTGCCCGTCGGACAAGTACGACTTGGCTGAGTCGAGCGCCTGCTGCTGTGCGGTGGTCAGCTTCGGGGCAGCCGGTGCTGTCGTGGCCGGGGCTGACGTGCACGGCCAGCATTTCGCGGCCGGGGTGACAGCCCTCCCCGAGGCGGCAGGATGGGCGGGCGGCGTGCTGCCCCCGCAGGCTGCCGCGCCGGCGAGCAAGCCGGTGACGATGGCCGCTGCCGCGGCTTTACGGATGATTCGCATATCTGGTCCTTTCCTCTGTCTTGTGTCTTTTGCCTGTTAGCTGTAGTTGCACACGTCGCAGATGTCGTCATGATCACCGGGGGAGCGCGGGTCTTCCCGAGTGCCTGCAGCGCCCGCGTGCTCGGCGGGGGAGTCGGCACCGTACGCGGTGTTGATGATCGCGCCGCAGCGCCTGCAGTCGGTCAGCTCGCCGGCCTGCTCCGGGCACCCGCAGCTGCTGCAGGTGCCCGCGCCGCTGCGCGCCAGCCGCTCGGCCTCGTGCCAGAATGCAGCCGACACCTCGCTGTTGTACTGGGCAGCCAGGTCGTCGCGCAGGTCTGTGCCGTCATGCGGCACCCACCCGGCGTCAGCCATCAGCTGGTCTTCGGAGTAGTCGCCTGCGAACTCACCGGACAGATCCGGCTCGCGGTAGGCGTCCATGACCTCGGGGTCGCCGTCCTCGATGCCCTTCAGCACTCGGGCGTACTCCGCCTGCGTCGTGTTGCCGTCGAAAATCCAGCTGGCGGCGGCCTTGCCGTTCTCCTGCGCCTTGGCCCACACCCGGTGCTCCGGGGTGAATTGGGCGTACGGGTTGCCGTCGGCGTTGTCCTCAGGCATGCGCCCGCCCTGCGGGGCAGATCCTGTGATTTCCCAGCCCTCGTGCTTGACCGCCCAGTCCACGCTCTGGCTCTGGTGCCCCAGCAGCCAGGCGAAGGCGTCGTTGCTGTTCTTGACCGGATCGTCGCTGTCGAATGTCGCCTGCACAGCCCCGTCACGCTTGACCTGCACGGCCCCGGCAGTCTCCTGCCTGGTGACCTTCCGCTGCAGCCAGTCGAGGCTGACTGCGCGAGGGAACCTTCCATCCGGCCGGCGAATCCAGGCTTGCCCGTTGTGGATCTTCTTGACGACGACTTGTGCCCCAGTTGTCAGGGTAAGTGTCTCGCCTTCTCGGATTTCCATGTCCCGCTCCCTTGCCTGTGCCTGTGCTTACAGCTTACCGGCTGGCCTGCATTCTGTCAACAGTGCAGGCCAGCCGCTTAAATCAGGTCGTCACCCACATCAGGTCGTCTAGGGCACGCCAGTCGCTGCCCAGCTCTAGCAGCTGGCGCGCGGTCAGGCCCTTCTTCTGCGCGCCCTCGAACACCAGCCTCGGCGCGAGGCCGGGGTGAAGGTGCTGCAGCGCCTGCGCCGCGGCGGCCAGCGCCGACGTCTCGTCGGCGTGCTTCCAGCCCTTGCCGCCCTTGGCGGTCGGCGCGGCCAGCGCTTCCTCGTAGGTCGTCATCAGCCCTCAGTCCCTTCAGCCAGCTGGAATACGCCCCCGTCGCCGAAGGTGACAAACCCCTCGGCTCCGGTGTCTTCGCGCCGTGCCCACACTGCGTTGAGCACCCGGCCGAACAGGTCGGGCGGGGGGAGCGCCCCGGTCCGCAGCACGGTGGTGCGGACGTCGCGGCGGCCCTGGTCACCCATCAGGATGACGTCGCCGTTCTTCAGGTCCAGCCCCTTCACGATCTTGCTCATGACTGCACCGTCCACTCGGACTCGTCGTAGCTGCGGAAACAGCTTGCGTAGTAGGCGGCCTGGCCCACTTCTTCGCAGTACACGTTGGCGCGCTCGCCTTTGATCCAGGCTTTCATCCCGCGGAACATGATTCGCCGCACCGTGTAGGTGTCGTTGCCGGCCAGGTCCACGGTCACCTTGTAGCCGGACGACACGGGCAGGATCACCCCGTGGCCGCTGTCGATCACCCGGCCGCCCGAGATGGCCATGACGTTCATCCGCCCGATCTGCGCGACCAGCGTGGCTGCGTCACATTCGGCGAACTGCTCGCGGTCTGCCTGCGCCTGGGCTTCGTCGTAAACCTGCATGTCCCTGTCTCCCTGCCTGTGTCTGTGCCTACAGTCTAGTGACTGGCCTGGAATCTGTCAACACCTCAGGCCAGCCCCGCTCCGTCAGGTCGTTAGGTCATTACTGTCCTCGCATTTCAGCCGCCTCGGCGGCACTGGGGACTCGCTGCCCGTACCGGATGCTGGCCGGGTAGAACTCCCAGGTTTCCGGGTCGATCCCGGTCGCGTGGGACCGGCGCTCCCAAAGGAAGTAGACATCAACCCACCGGTTCCGGTCCTTCTGTACGGCCCTCGCGTCATCGGTGAAATCTGTCCCGGTGGCCAGCAGCGCGGCCCTGGCCTCAACGGCAAACCGCTTCTGCCGCAGGCCGGTCACTGCGGCCAGGCCGCTGGTGGTATGCCAGACGCCCCAGCCGTGGCAGTCCTTGCCTATCCGCAGCCCGCCCTCAGTCTCGGGCGCACGGGCGGTCATGACTGGCACCCGCAATTCTCGCAGCTCCGGGTCAGGGCATCCCATTCGGCCTCGATCTGCTCGCGGGTCTTGCCGCACCACTGGCATTTCCTGCCGGGCGTGTAGTGCGGGCCGTCCAGCGGGTAGCTGACGCAGTTCCACCGGGGCGCGGTGCGGGCAAACAGCTCCGGGTCGGCTGGCCGCAGGTCGGCCCGCTTGATGCCGGTGTAGCCGCCCCAGTACCAGTCGCCGGCGGTGTCCAGGGTGCCGTAGCGGTGGCCCCGGTGAATCCGGCCGTAGCCTTTGATGCCGAAAATCTCACCGGTCTCGTTGACCACCATGTACTTGCCGGACATGTTGCCTTTGGGGCCGATGTCCACCTTGGTGTACTTCGGGCCGGGCACCACCTGCACCTGCTCCCACTCCCACTGCGGGCTGGTCGGGTAGCTGGCCTTCAGCCGGGCCTGCGTCTGCTCCAGCACCGCCTGCGCGAACTCGTTGACGTCCATTCCTGTCTCCCTGCCTCGCTGCCTTGTGACTACAGTCTACCGGCTGGCCCGCATTCTGTCAACACCCCAGGCCAGCCCTGGTCTGTTACTGCGGGCACCCACAGTCGCCGCAGTCGGAGGGCACGATCTCCACGTCCCGGGAGAACCCGCCATCGGCGCGCAGCACCGCCACGTAGGCGCTCGCCGCGCCTGACAGGCCCGTGCCGGACCCGGCGATGACCGCCTTGGCCGGGGCGCGCACCCGGCCGACCTGGTATCCCTTGGCCGCGTCGGCAGCCTTGCGCCGCTGCGGGTTCTCAGCCTTGGACGGGCTGAACCAACCGGTGAACCGGCCGCTCGGGTTGTCATCGGGCAGCAGGCCCCACGCCATCCCGTACCGAGTCTCGACCAGCTTGGCGGCCACCAGGTTCCCGGCAGTGTCGAACAGGGCGGGGAATTCGGCCCGCCCGTCGGCGTCAGCCAGGTCAGCCTTGGCGCGGCACAGCCTGGCGGTGATCCCCGAGGCCCACTGCGACAGGAATCCGTCCGTGTCGCTGCGCTCGAACGAATCGGCGGCGGCCCGGTCGGCGTCGATTGCTTTAGCCCTGAGCTGGGCTGCGGTTTCGGTCATCTGCCTGCTCCCTGCTTGCCTGTTGTCTGCTGACAGCTTACAGCCCTGCAGCGCATTCTGTCAACACTGCAGGGCTGCAGCTCACCGCGTGCTACGGTCACCCAGGTGGGATGTACCGCCCTGGGCGGTGTCGATGTACTGCTGCAGCTGAGCCAGGCTGGCCCGGACCACGGCCAGTTCGAGCGTGACGTGATGCCAGTCCGGGTGATCACCTATCACGTGAGTGCGCAACTCAGCCAGTGTTTGCCCGGCGTACAAGCAGACGTGCCGGACTTCCGCCGTGGCCGAGCGAGTCATGCTCTTGTCCGCTTGCGCGCCCCACAGGTCGCCAAGCGCGATCAGCAGCTCATGCTCGGTGGCTTCGCCGACCGGCTTGGACCGGTCTATGTCCCGGCTCACACCAGCTCACCCTTCCAGTTGACCGGGCCGCCCAGGGCGGAAGCCAGCTGGGCTTGCGCAACTGCGCCCGCGGCAGCCTTGGCGGCCAGCTGGAACGCCTTGCTGTCAATGCTGACCATGCCCATGTCGTGGGCGGCGTCGTGCACCAGCCAGGCGTAGCCGAGCGCGGTCAGCCACCACCGGGTCGGTGCCCGGCCGGGGGCGGCGTTGGTGGTGACTTCGCCGCGCATCACCAGGGTGCGCAGCACGCCCTCGGTGTTGCGGTCGGCAGCCCCCGCGCCCCAGCCGCAGCCGGGTGACCATACGCCGTGGCTGCCCAGCCCGCGGAGCATGCTCCGCTGCCGCTTGCCCGCCTGCCTGCGGTCCCGGCCGCTGCGGTCAGTCATCACGCATCCCCTTTCCGGCGGTCGGTGACCGCTGCCGCGCCCACATACTTGCCCGGGGGCAGCGGCTGGCTGCCGAGCACTAGCACCTCGGCGCGGCCGGCGCGCACCCGCACCACCAGCCGCCGGGGCTCGGTGGCCTGCGCCTGCTGGCCTGCGGCCGGCGCAGCGTCATCGCCTGGCACGCCGGGCGCGTCGTGGATGGTGAACCGGCAGTTAGGGTGCCGGGTGCGGAACCGGCGCAGCTGGACATACGCGGCTTTCAGCCGCTTCGCAGCGTCCTGGGGGGCTGGCTCCCTGCCTTCCCTGGCCAGCTGCTGGGCGTCGGTGAGCAGCTGCTGCAGCGGCGCTGAGGCCCGCCTGGGGGCCGACCAGTACGGCCAGCCGTCGCTGCATGCGTTCACCCCGCGCACCAGGCTGTCCAGCGTGTAAGCGGCCGATCCCAGGACGCTGTGCTGGCCGAGCTGGGCCAGCGCCTGCTCCACGTCGTGCTCGTTCATCCACACGGTCACCGCCTCCCGCCGAACTTTGCGCCCGGGGAGGCGATCCGCTGCTCCAGCTCCGCCGGGGCCAGCGTCAGGCTCTCGTTGCTCACCACCGGGCACAGCCGCTCCACGTTGGCCACGCTGGCCAATGCGGCGGCAGCCATCCGCACCGGGTCGCCCGGGTACATAGCCTGCGCGGCTGCCACGATCATGTCTGCGGCGTGCTCGGCGAACGCCTCCTGCTCGGGCGTGATGTCCATGTCCTTCTCCCTGTCTCTGCCTGTGCCTGTTGCCAGGATAGCGCCCTGCTCTGACAGCCATCTATCTCTTGCAAGCGTCGTGCTCGGGGCCGTCCATCGAATGCTCGGCGCAACGTCCCGTCGGCGGCGTGCCAACTAGCCGGTACCGGGGGCCGGCGAACTCCACTTCGCCATCGTCCCGCATCCGGGCCAGCTCGGCGATCAGCACGCGCCGCTCTGTGTCCAGGTGGAAGATTTCCAGCTCGGCCAGGGTGGCCATGCGGCCGGGGCGGCGGGCCAGCTCGGCGCGCAGCGCCTTGCGCAGCGGGCTAGGAAAGCCCTTGCCCGCCCAGTCCGGGGTGTTCCAGTCTTCCTGCCCGGGGGCTTCCAGCTCGCCGTGGTAGTCGCCGTCGTCCGGCGCGCCTGGCCCGCCGTGGTCGCATGTGACGTGCACGCCATCCTCGTGGTGCTGGAAGTATGTGTGGTCCCGGTCGCCGCCGGGGTGGTCATGAGTGAGCACCTGCCCGCTGGTCCGGTGAGTGTGCCTGGTGGTGGTCATGCCTGCTCCCTCTGCCTGTTGTCTTGTGATCACAAGCTTAACCGGCGTCCGGCATTCTGTCAACACCCCTGGTGATCCGCTTGTTCTGTTCCACAGACTGGTACGCCTCATACAGCGAGGTGGTCAGCCCGCTGTGCAGCACCCGGCCGGTGCCGTAGTCGCGGGTCCGCCAGGCGAAGCCGGTGCGCTCGATCTCCACCGAGCCGGCCCAGGTGCCGAAGTTCCAGAACACCCACTGCCAGTGGCCGGGCGCGCCGTGCAGCTGCCAGCGCAACGGCGCGTCCCGCCCGGCGTGCACCCGGGCCATCGACTCGGCCCAGGCCGCCGCGGCGGCTGAGCGGTCCCAGTTCTCCCCGGTTAGCGGGTCATATGTCATGACTTGCTCCCTTCGCAGCCACAGTCATGGCAGCGTGCCAGCGCAGCCCGGACATCGGCAGCCGCCTGCCGGTCTTCCTCGGTTTCCGGGCGCTGGCGGGTGGCAACCCGGCCGATGCGCCCGTTCTTGTCGTGGGGGTAGTGGCTGTGGTCCCAGTCCGGCCGGGCCAGCTTGTCGGGGGTCATGTAGCGCTCGGGCAGCGCCCGGTACCACCGGTCAGCTGTGGCGTTGTCCCACGGCAGCATGGCCTCGTGCGTGGCGCACACTGACGGGGACCACCCAAGGCTGAGGATCAGCGACTCCTCGTCCAGCCGGTGTGACAGAGCCTGACGGTCAGCAAGGTAGCGGTCCAGGTCACCTGCCGATCCGTCCCAGGAGCGGATGTCTTTGGCCCGGGGGTCCGGTCCCGCGCCGCTCACGGCTTCACCTGCCGCCAGCTGGGCGCGCCGTGGCCTTTGGGTGACACGTCTTCGATCACATGCTGCGCCCGGAGGCTGGCCACGATGTCGCGCACCGCGGTGCGGCTGACGCCGGACGCGGCGGCGAGCTGGCTGTTGTTGCAGGACCGGCCGGCCAGCGCGCCGATCGCCTGGTACACGGACACGGTCTTCCAGTCGGCCAGCCACACCTTCACGTAGCTGCCCATGTCCCGGGCGAACGCGGCCATCTCATCGGCGTGCGGCTTAGCCGAGTACACGCCCACCGCCTCCACCTTGCCGCCGTCCGCGGGGGCCTTGTCCATGATTTTCACGAACCACCCGTTGCCGATCTTCATGACTAAATCAGTCCCTGTCCACGTATCCAGTGGGCACGATGTAGGCGATCACGGTTCCCTCGCGGGTGACCGGGGTGGTCACGTATGCGCCGTCGGTGGCTGCCTCAGCGGCCTCGGCAAACCGCTCACCAAGCCCGGCCAGGTCCATGTCAGTGATCTCGATCGGGTCCATGTCCTGCCTTCCTCTGCCTAGTGTCTTGCTTGTGTGGTGCTGCACTCCCACAGGCTCCGGTAGTCCGGGGCGGTGTCGTCGGGGTTTGGCTGTCCCGCTGAGCCGCTCACCCGCTTGCCGGGGCTGTGGTAAGACGTGCTTTCCAGGTCCCGGCGTGGGGTTGACGGGGCACCCGACCAGCCCACCCGGGACCTGCTGGCCGTCCAGACTCGCGCAGGGGCTTCCTGCGCACCTCATAATCACTCACCGGATCGCCATCTGTGCTCACCGGCTACTCGGCGCGGAGCCCGGGTCCGGGGGGTTCCTACGGCGACAGATCGCCGCGGCTGGTCCCTGGCCCGGGTTGTCCCGGGCTCCGCTGTCTTGCTGTTGTACTTACAGCTTAGCGCCTAGTGTCTATTCTGTCAACACCCCTGGCCTGCTCAGGGGTTGCGGCCCACAGCCAGATGGCCCGTGCCATCGCGCCCATGCCGGTCACGACGAAAATCAGCAGAACAGCCAGCCAGGCGTAGGCGCGGGCATTCCATGCGTGGCCGATGAAGATCACCGGCACCAGGCACAGTGTCATGGCCGCCCAGGACGCTGCCATCCAGCGGACCACGTTGTCAGGCATGCGGGATCACCAGCCCCGGGTCAGTCGGCCCGGTCAGCTCCCGCATGCCCTCCATGATCTCGTCCCGCAGGCGCATGGCCTCGTCGTAGTGGTCCTGGTCGCGGTAGCGGACGTGGCTGCCTGCCCGGCCGTCGCGCACGTGCCCGGCGATCTCCGCCGTGGCCCCGTCGATCCGGTGGTTGCCGGTGACCCTGATGCCGGCCATCACGCGGCCCGCCGTACCGCGGGCAGCACCCAGTCGTGGCCGCCCAGGCCGGGCACGCCGGACAGCGCCCAGCCCATCCAGGCGCGGGTGTCCCACACCTGGCGCGGCGTGGTGCGCTTCGGCTCGCTAATGTCTTTCACCGGGTCCGGCGGGGGCTCGCCCGCCATGTTCAGGGTGGCCCGCCTTGCCCAGATGTCCACCTGCTGCCGGGTGACCTGCCGGCCGTCCGGCCAGGACAGCCGCTGGTTCAGCACCGTGGCCACCACCGCGTATCCGCCGAGTGGCGCTGCTTTCCTTGGCCTGCCGCTCATCGTCCTGCCTCCTGCCTGTTGCCTTCTGCTCGCCTGTCTACGCCAGTATCAGCGGCGATTCGTATTCTGTCAACATCGCCGGTAGGCCCGGCCCCCCCGTGAGGGGAGCCGGGCCTCAGCGGTCAGGCGGCTACGGCTGCCAGCTCCCGCTCGCTGCCGTCCGCGGCAGCGGCCTTGCCCAGCTCGCCCAGGATGGCGGTGACCGCCTTCTGGATGCGGCCCGCGCTGGCCCGGATGCCGTCCTTGGCCTTCTCCGCGTCCTCGGCCCAGCCGGCCACGTAGCCGAAGCTGTAGTCACCGGAGTCGAAACCCAGCGAGCCCATCACCGCGTAGGCCACCGACTCGGCTTCCAGCTCGCACAGCCCGCGCCCGGACTTGTTGCCATCGGCCAGATGGCCGAGCTGCCAGTGCGCGATCTCGTGCGCCAGGGTCTTGGCCCGGTGCAGCGGGCTGCGGTCCGGGTGGATCTCGATCCGCCCGTCCTTGTGGGTGACGCCGTTGGCCTGGCCCAGGTCGGCGTCGGCCACCGAGGCGACGCCCAGCGCCAGCGCTGCGTCAGCCAGCTGGCCGAACAGCCCGTCCGGGTCCTGGCCGTCCAGGCAGCGGGTCACCTCGGGCAGCGGCGCGCCCTCGGTCTGGGACACGTCGAACACCGGCACCGTCTTCCAGCCGAACACGACCTGGCTTTTGGCACCCGTGTCCTCGTCTGTCTCGGACCGGGTCATCGGGGCCAGAATCCAGATGGCGTGCTCGCCTTTTTTGACGCTGCGGCCCAGCGACTTCCACCCGCTGGTGCCCGCCTTGTTGCCGAAGCCCATCACCTGGGTGGCGTCCGGGTTCTGGAACAGGATCAGCATGACGTTGCCGAAGCTGTACCGGTGAAACTTGGCCATGGTGGCCAGGTAGCGCTGCCACTCGCCTGAGTCGGCCAGCTTGCTGATGCCGTCTTCCAGGCTGGCCAGCATTTCCTTGGTCCGGTCGTTCATCGCCACGGTGGGCCTCCCTTGCCTCTGCCTTGTGTAACAGAGCCTACCGACATTTTCCCATTCTGTCAACACTGCAGGCGGAGAGCAGCAAAGAGCCCCGGCCTGGCGCAATCCCGTGCAGGCCGGGGCTCTCGCTCCCTTGGCGGTCTGGCCTGTGGAGCTAAGCCATGCCGCCGGGCCTCACCGCGCCCAGGGCGGGGCGTCGGGGGCTCCGCCCATCCCCGGCTGCGGCTGGCCCTGGGGCGGTCCCTGCGGGGGCGGGCCTGCAGGGGCCTGGCCCTGGGCGGGCGCGCCGTTCTGACCCCACGGGGACTGTCCCGGGGCTCCCTGCGGGGCGAACTCGCCGCCCCCGCCCGGGTGGCCCTGGGGAGCGGCCTGAGCCTGCTGGGCAGCCTGCCACGGCTGCGGCGGGGTGGGGCCTACGGCCCCTGCAGGTCCCATCTGCTGTCCTGAAACTCCTCCGCCCCCAGGCTGGGGATAACCCTGTGGACCGCCGCCCGGCTGGTTGTACGGGCCGTAGGCAGGGCCGGGCTTATCGTAGGCGGGCTGCTGCTGAGCCTGCGCGGGGACGCCGCCGTGGCCGGGGCGGACCGGGCGCAGGTTTTTGATTTTCGCGCCGTAGTCGTCGTTGTACTGCTCGGCGCTGAACGGCTTGCCCACCATGGTCTGCGCGGCGGCGTGGCCGCCGCCCTGCTGGGCGAAAAACGGCACGGTGCCCGGCGGGTCGCCGTACTTCTCGCCCACCGGCACGCCGAGGATGGCCAGCTCGCGGAACAGGATGCCCATGCCCACGGTGTTCGGCGTCTGGTCGTTCTTGTACTCGCTGATCGCCATGTTGTGGCTGACCGTCTTGCCGGCGTGCGGGCCGTCGGTGAACTGGGCTTTCAGCTTCCAGCCCCACTTGGTGCCGTCGCTGAAATGCGCCCCGTACTCCGATTCGGTGACCACCATCGGGAACCGGCCTGCCGGCTCCAGCGGCATGCCGCCGCTGCGCACCTCGCCCTGCTCGTACATCTGCCCCCAGTTCGGCTCCCCGCCCATCTGGCCGTAGCCCTGCTGCGGGGACGGCCCGTAGCCTTGCGGGCCGTAACCGGGGGGCGCGCCGTACTGCCCGCCCTGTGGCTGCTGGGGCTGGCCGTAACCCTGCTGCGGTTGCTGGGGCTGGCCCCACGGGGACTGCTGCTGTCCGGGGTATCCCATGACGATTTCCTTTCCCTATCCCTGCTGTGTTGAGATCACGTGCCGGACGGCCATGTCGAGCGTCCAGCCTTCCACCATCCCCGGGTAGCCGAGCTGCATATCCCAGGGCAGCCTGCCCCACAGCCGGTTCCCGGTCTCGAACTGCTTGCTGGGGCCGGTCCACATGTGGTGGGTGCCGTCTTCGGCGATCCACAGCCAGCCCTCGTAGTCCGGCGCGTACGGCACCAGATCCTGTGACTGCCCGGCAAGCCAGGGCCGCCATTTGCCTGTCTTGTAATCCAGGTGGGTGCCGCACACGAACGTCACCGCGCCCACCGGGCGGGTCGGATGGGTGAGCAGCCCCTTGTAGTCGCTGACCAGCTTGGTGACGTGGCGGAGCAGCATGCCCCACTGGTCCCGCTCCATTTTCCGCAGGCCGGCCATGGACAGCATCACCTGGTTGACCACCGAGCCCACCGAGTCCACGCTGACCGAGTTGAACGGGTGCTGCCCGCTGGCCAGGATCTGGTGCGTGCGGTGCAGCGTGTCCACGTCGTGCACCACCACGATGCAGGTGTCCCAGCTGCCGTCGGCGGCCGGCACGGTTTCCCGGGCCGGATTCCAGTAGATTTTTCTCGACGGCGTCCAGAACGCGGCCTGCTCCACGTCCAGCACCAGCACCGGCCTCGGCCCTGAGTCGGCCCAGCTGGATTTCCCGTGCTTCTGCGGCGCGTGCACCAGCCCGCACAGCCCCTGCGCCAGGTGGCGCTGGCCCTGCTGGTAGTGCCCGTTCGGCGTTGCGCCGTACACGGTGGCGACTTGTGTCACTGCCTCTCCCCTGTGCCTTGTACGTACACTACCCGACGGGGGCCAGCTGCGCAGCTATCTCGCGTGCCCCCGGCCGGTCATAGTAGGAGTACGGGTCAGCCTGAACATATCGCCCGGTGCCGACAAGAGCGTCCATCCAGGCGGTGCCCGAGTCCATCAGCTGGCACAGCCCCTTGGAAAACGGGCAGGACCAGTCGCAGTCGCGCAGCATCTTGTTCGGCCGCAGCGCGGTCAGCTGGACGCGCTGCAGCGCCCGGGGGTCACCGCCAGCCTGGTCCAGGCGCTGCCGGGCGGCCAGGATCTCGGCCACCGTCGCCTGGGTGGTGGCCAGGTGGCTGGCCATCTGCTCCTGGTCGAACCGGAACTCGGCCTGGTCGTAGAACGGCGGCCTGGCGTTGGCGGTTCGTTTCACCCGGCGGGCGGTGCGGACAATCCCCCCGTTGACCAGCGGCACGTCGTCGCGCAGCTCCTGAGGGAAACCGATCTCGGGCACTGGCTGCCCGCTGGCCAGCCACTGGATCAGGCTGTACCGCAGCATCTGCTGGTCCATGGCCAGCAGGTCGTGCCGCTTGAAATCGCCGGTCTTGTGGTCCAGGAACGACAGCAGGCCGGTCTCGGTGTTGCGGACTACCATGTCCATTTTGGCGCGCAAATCCACGATGCCCTCGAAGCCGGGCAGCGGCACCCGCACCTCTTGCTCCACCGTGACCACTTCCAGGTTGGCGTCTTTGCCTTCGGCGGCCACCCATTCCGGGTAGCCGTCGGCCATGATCCTGGCCATGTCCCAGTCTTTGCGCAGCTCAGGCTCGTAGTCGGGGTAGGCGGCGATGTCAGCGGCGTACAGGTGGTCAAGCACCCTGTTCAAGTCCAGGCCCAGCCCGTAGAAGCATTCCATGGCGGTGTGCCAGCGGATGCCGAAATTAGCGGTGCCCGTGGGGCTGGGGTCGGCGGGCTGGATGCCCAGGTAATACTTCAGGTACCCCTGCCGGTGGCAGCGCTCGAACACGCTGGTCTCAGTGGAGCTGATGCCTGTCGGTGCCATCGCCTGTGCCTTCTTCCATGATCTGGCCGGGCTCGATGCCCATGATCTGCCTCAGCAGCCCGGCGTCCCGCACGATCTGCTGGTGCTGTTCTTCCTTGCTGGTGCCCAGCTCGTACAGCCCGATGTCCACGGTGCCCGGGGACAAGCACCACACCTGGCGGAACTCCCTGGCCTGCCCCCACCGGTCCCCGCGGCCGGTCATCTGCTCCCGGTAGGCGAACGACGGGCTGGGCTGCAACCAGAACACCCCGGCCGCCGCCTGCAGGTCGATCGCCTCGTTGCCGGCGCTGTTGACGAAAATGATCCGGTGCTCGCCCCGCTGGAACGCCTGCTGGGCGGCGTCTTTGGCAGCGTACGACATGCCGCCGACAATCGCCGTCCAGCTGATTTTGGCCGCTTTCAGCCGCGCCGACGCCAGGTCCAGCATGGCCGGGCTGTTCACCGCGATGATCCACTGGTCCGGCTCGGTGTCAAGGAAGTCGAGCAGGTCGCTGATCTTGTTGCTGGGCAGGACCAGCTTGGTGCTCCACGAGGTGAAGCCCGCGGTGTTTTCCCCTTCGGACACGTCCACCATGGCGCTGGCCAGCTGGCACAGCCGGGCGAACTGCACCGCGGAATTGTCCGGCACCATGTCCGGCTTGCCCTCATCGAACTCCAGCAGCCCCTGTTTGCGCACCGCCCGGTAGGCCCGGTCTTGCGCGGGGGTGAGCGGCGGGAACCGGAACTCGGGCTCGGCCAGGCCCGGCTGCCCGGCGCGGGCGATCGCCTTGGGGATGCGGCGGAACATCGGGTCCACGATGACGTGGAAAGCGTCGGCGGTGTCCGGGCGCAGCCCGAGGATGACGCTGCCTTTGCCGGCGAACGCATAGTCCTGCTGGGCCATCAGGTCGTTCCACCGGCCCCGGCCGGGGAACCCCCGCGGGCTGAGCCCGTGCTTCACCGGCCACAGCGTGCCCACGTCCTGGGTGGACAGGGTGCCGGTGAGCGCGAACACGTTTTCGGCCCGGTGCATCAGGTGCCAGACAGCGCGGGTCTGCTTGGACTTGGGGTCGGCCATCCGGTGGCATTCGTCGGCGATCACCAGGCCCAGCCTGATGTCGTTCAAGTCTTTCGGGTGCACCTCGCACCGGCCGGGAGTGATTTTGTCGTCCTGGCCGCCATGGCTGGCGCACCGCACGAATGCCTGCCCCGGGTAAGCGGCCAGCCTGGTGTGGTACCGGACGTTCTGCCAGCAGATGATCCCGGCGTCGGCTTCGCCGCCGGCCAGCTGCCCGATCGCCTTGGCCCGCGCCCCGGCGGCCCCGCCGATGATCACCGTGCGCAGCTCCGGTGCCCATCGGCGCAGCTTCCGCGCCCATTCGACCGGCGCGCTGTCCGGGCAGACGATCAGCGCGGGCAGCACGTCGCCGCCGATCAGCTGCATGGCCCGGATCGCCGGGGGGGTTTTGCCGGACCCGCGGTCGCTGCCCAGGATCACCCGCCGCCAGCGGGCCAGCCATTCGGCGTCGGCGCGCTGCGGCCCGGACAGGAACCCGTCAGCTTGCCCTTCCTCGATCTCGTCAAGCAGCATGCCAGCCTCCGGGCTGGCGTCCAGCGCCTGGCGCATGCGCAGCCGCTCCTGGATTTCCTTCCACTGCCCCGCGGCCCAGTTCTCCAGCTCCGGGTAGACGGCAAGCGGCTGAGACTGCCAGACGGTCATCATGCAGGCGTACGTGGGCCAGGTCAGCGGCAGCCGCCACAGCTGGTCTTTGCCGATGTTGCACCCGGGGATCTGCCGGGCCAGCACGTGCTCGGCCTTGCTGCACCCGATGGCGATCACCGGGGGGTCGATGCCTGGCTCGATCTCTGCCCATGCGGTCATGTCTTCTGCCTCCTGCCTGCTGCCAATGTAGCCACCGCCTCGGACACTCTGCCCGTCACCCCGGGCGGCATCTGCCCGGACCGCAGCAGCCACCGGTACATGTGGCAGGCGGCGGACTGGGCGTCATCCTTGCCTCTCACCCACCAGCCGGCCGCCTGCAGCCATTCCCGCTCGTGCGGCTTCGGGGTGTGCCGTGGGGCCTCAGGAAGCACCAGGCAGCCATGCTTGCCCGCCAGGTACCGGGCAGCTCCGATCGGCTCGATCGCGTCCCGTGCGTTGGTCTGCGGCTCGCGGCGGGTCACCTGGTAGGTTTCCCAGCCGATAGCCAGCGTGTTCTGGTACCGGTGGCAGGTGTCTTCGATCCGGGCGCACGCGGTCTGGAAGTCGTGCTCGTCACACCAGAACGCCCGGCCGGTGTCATACAACCAGGCCAGGCCGGTCATCCCGCCCGGGTCGATCCACAGCACGCATGGCGGCAGCATCAGACGAACAGGTCTAGTCGGTTTGCCCTCTTATTCCTGTTGTACCGGGCGATCATCGCGTTGGCGTACTTGTTCCGCCTCGACTGCTTGATAGCCTGCGCCTCGGCCTCCCGGCGAAGGGTTTCCGGGTCTATCTCACGCAGGACTTTGATCAGCCGTTGGTAATCAAGATCCCTCTTGCGGAGAAGCAGGCCCAGCCCGGCTACGATGCGCGCATGAGCGCCCTGTGGGTTGGTTCCCCAGGCGTGGGTGATCGTCTCGATCACCTGCTTTGCCACGTCCAGGCCATTTTCTCCCTGCATGGCAACGATCCGAAGCGTGGCGACCGCGGCGAATGTGTTCTGCCCCCCGGACTTGGCGATCCGCCAGCCGTGGTGCTCTAGGGCCTGAGCCAGCGCCAGGTGCGGCTGCCGTTCCGCCTTGACGCACTGAAGGAACAAGGTGATGGGCTGCTTCGCCTTGTGGGTGTTGAGAGCGACGAACAAGTCGGATTCTTCTGCGAAGGTAAGCCCGGTGTGGACATCCGCCCAGACGCCGTCCTCGCCACAAGCGCGCCGCACGGCTATCTGGTGCTGGCCGTCCACGATGTGATACAGGTCGGTGCCACGCACAGACAGGTGCGGAACCTGCGCCTTGTCTTCGTCCCAGATTTTGAGCAGTGTTTTGACCCAGTTCTCATCCAGCGGGCACTGGTGCTCTATGTCAACGAAAGTCTGGTCGAGCCGCACCCACCTGTGTTCCTTCTTCTTCTCCATCACTCGTTCATCTCCCTTGCCGTGATGAATCTGCTGATCATGGTTCTTGCTTGCTTCATGTCTTTCAGGACCGCAGCCCGCTCCTCCGCTGGCATGTCGGCGGGGAAACTGCCTGCCTGCTCCAGCTGGGCCGCGTTGACCCGCACAGCGGCCACCATGTTGAGCATGCTGCTGCGCTCACGGGACGGCCGGGCGGCTGGCTGTCGGAACACCGGGGCGCTGACCGCCTCGGGCGGAGCTGCGCTTGCGGCAGGCTGGCTAGGCGGGGCCTGCTGGGAGCGCAGCCACTCCTGGGCTGCTTTCACCGCCGTGCCCTGGGTGACCGGCTTGCCCTGCTCCCGCGCCGCTGCCTTGATCTTCTCGTACCGGTCTTCAGGCAGCCGGGCGATGAGCTGCCAGCGTTCCGCAATTCCTGGTGTGCTGCTGTCTTTTCGCTGGTTGAATCCTGCTTCACTGAGTGCGGTTTGCAACGGAGTACTTCGTCCCTCTGTGGTCCGAACTCCGCGTTGCGGAAGCAGTGAAAGCAGGTACTTCCCCGCCGCTCGCTCAGCGTCCAGCTTGACATCAGCCCACTCGATCAGCTCCTCCACTGGCATCCGTAGTCGTTTAATCGCCTCCAGGCCGACCGCTGAGCCATCGATCACCTGCTTGATCTCGGGCAGAGTCTGCGCACGGGCCAGGGCGGCCCTGGCGACAGATGGCACTGCCAGATCGGTGCTAGTCATTGATCATTTCCTCTCGTTTACCAAACCACCGTCAACTCGTCGTGGGAGATCACGTTTTCACCCACCGCTCAGGAAGGATCTCGCCGCTCCAGGTCAAAGGCACCGGGAAGTTGTCGCGGTCGGTGAGGATCTGGGTCCAGTGCCGCTTGATGTCCTCAGCGTGCTCCCGGGGCACCTCGCCCAGCAGCTCGTCGTGGATGGTCAGGCGCAGCATGTCTTCGTAGCCGGCGGCGGCCACCGCCACCGCGCCGTGTTTCAAGATTTCCGCGGCGCTGCCCTGAATCCTGTAGTCGATGGCGCTGTAGGCGCGGTGCCGGTCCACCACCAGCTCGCGTCCGGTGATCGTTTTCACCCGCGGCTGGCCTTTCATCCGCTTCATCCGCTCCACCAGGCGGCGCGAGTCTTTGGCCAGCACCGGGTACATGGTTTTGAAGCCCTGGTAGATGGGCTCCAGCTGGTCCACGGACACCCCGGCGGTGACCGCGGCGGTGTCCATCCCGCTGCCGTAGATGGTGGCGTACACCGTGTTTTTGGTCATGGTGTAACGCGGGTCTTTCTTAGCGATCTTCTCACCGTAGATCCGGCCGGCCATGTTGAGGAAAAACGACTGGCCGGTGCGGTCGCACTCGTTGAAATCGGCGATCATCTTCGGGTCGCCGCTGGTGATCGCGCACAGCCGGGCCTCGATCTGGTCGGCGTCGATGGTGATGAACACCATGCCGTCCCGTGGCCGGAAGCTGCCGCGCACGATCGGGATGTCCCGGTCAAACGTCTGCATCGGCGGGTCGGTGACGCTGTTGCGACCGGTGCGCTGCGCCCCGGTGCTATGAATCGAATAGTGCACGATTCCGTCAACAGCCATGGCCAGGAACTTGGCCAGGTACCGGTTCTGGATGCCGTCAGCTTTTTTGACAAACCTGAGCGCGTCCAGCAGCGGTTTCGCCTCCGGGTGCCGGGCGGCGTACCAGTCCATGGCCGCCTTGTCCACCTGCGGCATCCCGGTTCCGGTGCGCGGGCCGATTTCGATGCCCGCCTTTTCCAGGGCAGCGCCCACCGAGCCGTTGCCCATGTTGGCAACCCCCCACTGGTCCCGCAGCCAGCGCTGCGCGCCCGCCTCCCATTCGGCGATCAGCGACTGCCAGCGCTTGATGTACGGGATGTCGATCATCATCCCGGCGGACATCATTTTCGCGCACAGCCGGGCATAGGACATCTCCAGGTCGTAGGAGCGCGGCCAGCGCGACCGCGCTGCCGGCAGGTGCTTGCCCAGTAGGTGGCTGGTGAGCACCGGGTCCAGCGCCGCGTAAATCCAGTATTCGGGCAGGGTGCCGGGCACCGTGGCCCAGGTCCAGTGGCCGGCGCGCATCGCCTCGGACAGCGCCTTCTCCCCGGCCATGGCCGCCGGGTCGATGTCCCTGGCGCAGCGCGGCTTCAGCTTGCCCACTGCGGCGGAGTCGGCCAGGTGACACACCAGCTGGGCGTCGTCGGCCTGAGCCCAGTTCAGCCTCACCCCGGACTGGTGCTCAAACACCCGCATGTCGTACGGGCTGTTGAACATGCCCACCCGCCCGCGGTAACCAGCCAGCAGCTCATGCGCCGCGCCCATCCACTCCGGGGGGAACGCCCATCCCCGGCTGCCGTCGCCCAGCTGGGTCATGCGGTGAGCGTCCCGGTGGCAGTTCAGCCCCGCCGACTCGGTGTCGGCGCACAGCTGGCCGTTCAGCTGGCCGCTCAGCCAGCGCCGGCAGTCATCCAGCGCGGCCAGGCTGGTCACATGGCGCAGCACTGCCCCGTCCAGCGCGCCGCCACGGGCCGGCATCACATAGGTGTCAGACGACGTCATGGCCGCAGGCCCCCATTCTGCAGTCGGCCACCATGGCCGCGTTCTGCTCGTGCCAGGCCAGGATCGCTTCCACGTCGGACAGCTCAGGCTCGCGCTCGGGCCGCATGCGCCGGGCGCGGTGCACTCGCTCGATGGCCCCGGTGATCGGCTCCCGGTAGTCGGCCACCACCTCGCGCCCGCGCAGATGCACGCGCAGATGCCAGCGCCCCGTGCTCACTGCGCCATCGCCTCGTTCAGCAGCTGCTGCGCGTAGCCGGGGTCTTTCACCAGGCATCCGTTGAGTGTGGCTGACTGGCCGTTGCACACCTCGGCCACCGGCTCGAACCATTCGTCGGCAAGCACCTGGTAGTAGAAGGCAAACAGCACGTGCCCGTCGGCAACGTCAGCCTCGGCGACCGATACCGACCCGCCGGTGATGGGCCTGCGGTCCCATTGGAGTGTCATTCTGGCAGCACTCCCCCCTGGCTGCCTTGCTTGTCCGTCGGGGGCCACCAGCTCCAGGTCCAGTGATAGGACCCGTCGGCGAGCAGCCTGGCCCTGACGGTGTACTCCCCGGGACGGCTGCCGCCCAGTTCCCGCACTGCCCGCAGCAGCTCCTGAGCGGCAGTCTCCGCCACTTTCATCTGGTCAATCCTGATGTCACCCATCAGCCATCACGTTCCTCGCTTGCCATGAAAGCCACCACCAGCACCATCAGCCGCCAGCGGCGCTTGCGGTCCCGGGGCAGGGTTTCCCAGTCGTGCCCGGGGTCCGGGCGCAGCGCGTACAGCTGGGGCAGGTCTTTGCCCTGCCGGATCTGCTCCACCAGCATGATCATCAGGGCTTTCCGGCTGGGATGGCATATCTGCCATGACGGCGCAGGCTGGCTGCCCTCGGCGATGTCCAGCCCGGTCAGGGCCTGGTGCGCCACGCAGGCGATCTGCGGATCAGTGAAATAACGGTTCCCGCCTGGAGCGCTCAAAGTCCCCATCCATGGTGGCTGTCCTGCGCGGGGAACCGGGGCAGCCTGCTTCTGCCCCATGGTCGCTGGTTTCATGTCGCTCATGCCTGCCTGCCTATGCCTGTGCTGGGTGTGACGTTACCCGATTTTCACCACCCGGTTGCATGCTTCCCAGAAGTCGTCGTCGTTTGCCTGCAGCTGCTCGATCAGGCTGCGCACCGGGGCCGACACGCTGCCGTCGGCCCGCTTCATGCCCCGCAGGTGGCTCAACAGGTCCACAGCGGTTCGCAGCTGAAACACCTCCGACCATGGGAACTCGAACCTGATCTCCTCGTCATCGTCCAGGTCTCCAGGAGGGGGAGGGTCGCACTGCAGGCACGGGAAAGCGTCGTCGGGCAGGTCTTCCCTGTCCGCGGGGCTGCCCATTTGCACGCCACGGGAGGTACGGCAGTGACTGCCCGCGGAGTGGTACACGACGCTCAGCGACTCAACGATCAGCACGTACCTGCCGTTGCGCAGCTTCACCACCCGGTTGCGGCCCCAGCGCTCCCGTTCCGGCCCGCGGCCGGACGCGCCGCGGCGGGTGGACACATCGCCGATCAGGTACCCAACCACTTCCACAGTGCCGTTGGCCTGGTCCTGCGTGGTCACTGTCTGCAGCGTGTCGCTGTCCATGCCTGTTTTCCTCCGTCTGCCTTCTGCTTAGCGTAACTGCCCAGCCGCCTTGTTCCTTCCCCGCTGTCTCACGCTCAGGGTACGATGCGATCAGGCAAAGGCATAGGACCGAAGGGCGGCAGCCATGGACATCAGCAAGATCGCTGAACAGCACGAGCGGCACGTGCTCGCGCCATGATCGGGCTGGACGGGTGCTGCGGCGCGGGCGGCGCGACCCGCGGCTACGCAGACGCCGGGCACGTGATGATCGGGATAGACAACGTCCCGCAGCCCCATTACCTGAAATCCGGCGCGGTCGAGTTCAGGCAGCTGGACATCCTGGACTACCTGTCTTCTCTCACCTACCGCCGGGAGGTGCTGCGTGACTACGACTTCATCCACGTGTCGCCGCCATGCCAGCGGGGCTCGAAAATGACCAACTGCCGCCCCGGGCTGGCTGCCAGCTACCCGGACATGGTGGGGAAGGTGCGCGAGCTGCTGGAACGCACCGGGCTGCCGTACATCATCGAGCAGCCCGAGCACGGCACCCCGCTGCGCAATCCGGTCACCTTGTGCGGCTGGATGTTCGGCTACGAGACCTACCGGCACCGCTGCTTCGAGGCCGGTGGTGGGTTCGCCCTGGCCGCGCCGCCAGCGCCCCGGGGGGACATGCCGGGGCGGCGCAGGTCATGTGGCTGGCCGCACCCGGTGCCCGCGGCCAAGGCGGGCCACTGGGTGCCGGGCAAGTTCGTGTCCGTCGCCGGGCATGAGCGGGTCGGGCTGACGCGCAAGGTGATGGCCATCGACTGGACCAACCGCGAGGAGCTGGCCGAAGCCATCCCGCCGTACATGACCCGGTGGATCGGGGAACAGCTGTGAACAGAAGGCCGCACCCATGACCGACTGCCTTACCAGCGGATACAGCCAAGCTGACCTGAACCGCCTGGGCTTGGGTGCTGCAGCCCTGAAATGGCAGCGCCTCGGGTTTAGCGTGCTCGCGCTCGCGCCGGGCACCAAGCGCCCGCACCGGCTGTTCGCCAGCAACGGCACTGAAACTCTCGCCGGGGTGCACTGGGCTACCACTGACCCGCGGATGGTTGAGCACGTATGGAGCCGGGACAAGCTGGCGGGCGTCGGCATCAGGACTAACAGGCTGGTAGTCGTTGACCTGGACACCCATCACGGCAACCATGGTGAAGCTGAGCTGGCATCGTTCACTGACGCATGGTCGCTGCCGTTGCCGCCCACTTTTTGCCAGTTCACGCCCAGCGGTGGCAAGCATCTGTGGTACAGGCTGCCAGCGGGGGTGCAGTTGCCCAGCCGCACCTCGATCCTGCCCGGAGTGGACATCAAAGCCGGCGGCGGGTACGTGGCAGCCGCCCCCACCATGATCTGGCAGGAGTCGATGGACGGCGGCCGGGTCCTGGTCCCGTACCGGATGCACGGCTGCCCGTGCGCGCTGGCATGGCTGCCAGGCTGGATGGCCGACTGGGTGCTGCACGCGGCAGGCGAGCCCCAGGGCGCGGGCGGGCCAGGCGGCGGCGATCAGGATGAGCTGCCCGACCTTTCCCAGTTCCAGGCACACGGCCTGCCCCGCGGCGAGCGGAACGTCACCGCGCACCGGCTGGCCTGCCGGTTGTTCCGCCGGTTCGGCGTCACGCCATCAGGGGTGGCCGCGGTGCGCGGCCAGCTGCAGCACGTGTTCGACGCCACCGACATGCGCGGTTTCAGCGAGCACGAGGTGGCCACCATGCTGGAATCGGCGCGCCGGTACATCGCCAGGCAGATGGACAAGGAGGCGGAAGCATGGCAGGACTACCAGCAGACAGCGAAATGATCATCGAGCACGGGGTCCTCATGAAGACTGGGAGGAGGTCCGCGATGGCTGAGCGCCAGTGTCCTGTGTGCGGCAAGGCCATCCCCCGGTCGCTGGGATTTTTCGCTGTGTACTGCTCGCGGCGGTGCGCGAAAAAAGACGGGGCTGTGTGATGGCTGAAACTGAGGAACACCGCGTGTTCATCCTCGGCACCTGGCAGGGCAAGCCATGGCGCGAGTACCTGGACTGCGTGTGCCGGTGCCCGATCGGCCGCGACCATGAGCATGGCGAAGGACAGCCGCGCTGCCCGGTGTGCGGCACGCCGCAGCCGGTGGTCACGGTGGCGCGGCGCGATGGCTGAGGAGGGGGCGTACTGCCATCGCCATCAGCTGCCCGCGGCGGTGTGCGGGTGCCCGGCCAGCCGGGGGCAGCTGCGCGCCGCCGAGCTGGCCATCGCCGACTGGGAGCGGCTGGAACAGCTAGCCGACCAGGCGGCGAACAGCGACAGCGCGCCGTTCGCGGCGCAGTGGGACGGGACCTGCCAAGGGTGCGGGCAAAGATGGACGGCCGGGGATATGGTGGCCTGGTCGGCTGATGACGGCAAGGTGATGCACGCAGCCTGCGTGCACGGATTCTGACCAGGCATAAGGCAAGGGGAGCGACCATGAAACAGCGGTTCAGGATTTCGGCGGGCGAATGGGTGTGCGGCAGCTGCGGCGTGCCCATGACCGAGGCTGGCGACGGCGAAGGGGGCGTGATCATGGCACACAAGGATGGCTGCGCCGCGGTGGCTGCGCTCCGCGGGGCCAGCGGCTAGGGTCAGTCCTGCCGCTGCCCCCGCTGGCGGCTTTCCCGGGGCACCCCGCGCTGCTGATGGTGGCGACCGTTTCAGGCGCTGGGCGCTCCCCTGCTAGCGGGAGGCGCTACCGATGGCGATGCTAACAGACACAGGCAGAAGGCATGACGATGACTGAACCACAGCGCGGCCAGCCCGGCACCTGGCGCTACCTGGCATTCTGGCGCGGCGATGGCGACATGGACCTGAAAGCCACCTTGGCCGGGCTGCCGTGCAACGACATGCACGCCGCGCACTTGGTCGCCGGGGAAATCTGGCCAGGCGAGCTGCACCACGCCACCGACCTGGGCCGCTGGCACGTGTGGGACGGGCGCTGCCACCGGCCGGACGACTGTGCGCTGATCGACCGGAAAATCAACCAGCTCACCTGGTGGTGTGAGGCGGTGATCGGCCAGGCCCGGCAGCAGGTGGCTGCGCAAGTCACCGCCGCCAACCCGGGAGCGGACACCAAAACGGTCGGCCAGGCGATCAAAACAGCATGGGCACCGTGGGGGGAAGCAGAAAAATACGCGGCCGGGCTGCGGCGCACCGCCGGGCTCACCGCGCTGCGCACCCGGCTGGCCGGGGTGTGCGGGGTGAACGAGGCATGGCTCGAAGACGGCCTGCCCGACTACCTGAACGTGGCCAACGGCATCCTGCACCTGCCCACACTGACCTTGCACCCGCACGACCCGCGGGCCAGGATCACCTACTGCGTGCCCGTGGCCTGGAACCCGCAAGCCAGCTGCCCATGGTTCAATGCGATGGCGCTGCGCGCCTGCGACGGCAGCCAGGTGGTGGCCGACTACCTGATCCGGGTGCTTGGGTACTGCCTGATCGGCGACAACCGGGAGCAGAAGATCTTTTTCCTGTCCGGCGACACCGGGTCCGGCAAATCCCAGGTGCTGGGCGCAATCGCCGAGGTGCTGGGCACGCTGCACCACAGCTCCCAGAACTCGCTGATCAGCGTGGAACGCAACGGGCGCAACGCCCGGGTCGAATGGTCCTGCGCGGGCGCACGGATCGTGACCATCACCGAGACGTCCGGGCACAACACCACCGACGAGGCCCAGGTGAAACGGCTTACCGGGGAGGCATACATCAGCGTGGACCGGCACTATTCCAAGACGGAGGTGAAAGTGAAAGTGACGTTCACCATCATCCAGTCCACCAACGAGATGCAGACCCTCACCAATTTCGACAGCGCCATGGGCCGCCGGGTCGAAGTGCTGCCCATGTCAAAAATCGAAATCCCGTCCGAGCAGCAGGTGAAAGGTCTGGGCAAGCTGGTGGCTGACCGCGAGGCCGAAGGCATCCTGGCGCTGCTGGCGTCGGCAGCGCAGGCATATTACGCCGAGGGGCTGCACCCGCCAGCCGAAGTGCTGGCTGAGACAGCGCGGTACCGCGCCCAGCAGAACACGCTGGAAGATTTCATGGCTGAATGCGTCACCATCGTCCCCTCCCTGAACGGGAGCCGCCCGGCGTGGGCCGGCCAGTCGGCGGTGTGGCGCGCCTACCTGGACCATTCGGCGGGCGGGCCACGGCTGCGCAAAAGCCAGTTTCTCGGCCAGCTCCGCGACCACCCGGCGGTCACCTACAACGAGGGCTCCCGCCGGTTCGAGGGCATCTCGCTGATCGAAGGGATCGAAGCCCATGAACGATGACATTCTCACGCCCGAGCAGGAAGCCGTCCTGCATGCTGCTGTCAGCTGGTTTGGCCACGCCGGGCCGGGCAGCCTGCTCACCGTCGGCGGGTTCGCGGGCACCGGCAAGACGTTCACCATCGCGCACCTGCCTGAACGGCTGCCTGGAGTGGTCATCCAGTTCTGCGCGCCCACCGGCAAAGCGGCCGAGCAGCTGCGGCGCAAACTGCCCGCTGGCGCTGCTGTGCGGACCATCCACTCCCTTCTGTACCACCGGGTGGAATGCGAAAGATGCGGCTGCGGCAGCTGTGGCGAGCTGCCATGGTCGCTGGTGCCCCCGGGGACCTGCAAAAGGCCGGTTCTCAACGCTCGCGGCGTGCCGGCCGAGGAAGCCACCTGGCTCTACGACCCGGCATGGGAGCGTGCTGGGGCAGGCGAAGACGGCGATCCGCGAGCGCCAGCGCCTGGCCTGCTGGTCGCGGACGAGGCATCCATGATCAACGAGATCATGTTTGCTGACCTGCAGCGCACCGGCATCCCCCTGATCGCCGTTGGCGACCATGGCCAGCTGAAACCGGTCAAATCCGGCTTCTCCCTGATGGCCAGCCCGGACCTGCGGCTGGAAACCATCGTCCGCCAGCGGGCCGGCGACCCGATCATCCAGATGTCGGCGCAGGCCCGCGCGACCGGGGACATCAGCTACGGCCGGCAGGGGCCGCAAGCCGTGAAAATCTACCGCAGCCAGTGGTCCTGGTCCATGTGGGCACCGGGCACCATGATGGTGGTGGCCAGGCGCAAAACCCGGCGGGCCAACAACCTGGCCATCCGGGCCTGGCAGCTCGGCCCGGCCGGGGCCGGGGAGGTGATCACAGCCGGGGAGCCGGTGATCTGCCTGAAAAACAGCCGGCAAGCCGGGGTGTTCAACGGGGAGACGTTCGTCGCCGACGAAGTAGGCCAGGTGGGCGAGCTGTCAGTGATGCTGCGGTGCGGGGACCGCTGGCTCAACGCCGCCATCGCCCAGTTCGGCTGCGAAGACACCCTCACCTCGCGGGAAACGCCGCCAGGCACGGTGCTGCTCGACTACGCCTACGCCATCACCTGCCACAAGGCGCAAGGCTCCGAGGCGGAACGGGTGATCGTGGTCGAAGAAAACTGGCCGCCGCGGGGCAGGGGCGATGAAAGGCAGCGATGGCTGTACACGGCGGTCACCCGGGCCAGGACTGAGCTGATCGTGGTGGGCACCAGTTGAGAATCGCACCTCAAAAACGGGATGATCATGAAACGAGGTAGTCATGGTGAGACTACAGGGTTCAAAGGATTTGGGAGGATTCTGGAAGATTCTAGGGGATTCTAGGATCAGTGAGAGCATGTTGCGACCAAAGTGCGAAAACGGGATGATCATGGTTAAAAAGTGCGAAGCTCTGACCTGCGGTTATGCCCCTATTTCACACTTTTACACTTTTAACATCCTCTCCGCGTAAGAGAGAGAGAGAGAGAGTATAGGAGTAAGGGGTAGGGGAAACTGCGAAAACGTGAAATGAGGGCATGAGCTGAGGATGGATAAGGAATGATGGTAGGCTGCTGGTGTACGTACACGAGCAGGATCGCAGGCAAACCATGGCGATGACCATGGCTGGCAAGGGGGAACTCGGCGCGCCGTGCCGAGGCCCATCAGGCAGGAGGCAGGGCTGTGACAACTTTCGGGTCCAGGTTCTGAGGCAGGAGGCAGCAGATGGCTACGTTCGGACAGTGGTTTCTCGCCCAGTCAGGGCGCGGTGACCAGGTAGGATACGCCGCCAAGGCATGGCGCGACGCGAAGCGCAAGCCGCGGGCCAGCGCGCCCCAGACGATCACCAATTTCCTGCTGGCCGACCCGGATCAGGTCCCTGAGCTGGGAAAAGACGAGATCGAGGCGGCCATGGCCGCCGCGGTCGGCCAGTACCATGAGGGCAACCACCATGTCGGTCCCGCCGTTCCCCGCCCCCCGCTGGCGTCCGTGCCGGACTCGCCTGTTTCCGCAGGTGAGAAGCCTGCAGAGGCCGCTGATGGCGGCCAGGTGATGGCGGCCATGGACGAGCGTTTGGCAGGCATCCAGGAGCTGGTCGCTGAGCGTCACGACGTATTGCATGAGGCTATCGGCCGGGTGGAAAAGCGGGTGGCCGACCTGCACGAGCTGTATTTCGCGTTTCTGCAGGCCAGCCAGCCGCTGCTGCAGCTGGCCGCGGAGCTGCAGGAAGGCGGCGAGAAGATCGGCTCGATGCGGGCCGAAGCCACTGATGGTGACGCTCCGCAGTCGTTGAGCGATCAACTAGGCTTTGCCGACGCGGACCTGGCTGACAGCCGCCCGCCCATGGCCACCCCTGCTCAGCTCGCCGCCCAGCAGGTGGCGCAGCGTAACGGCTGGCTGCCCGGTGACGGGGAACTGGTCGGCCCGGACACCCCTGCAGGACAGGTTTTGGCTGCCCAGCAGTTCGAGGCCCCCGGACGCAAGCCGCCCAACTGGGCGGGCGGGCTGTGCGAGATCCACTGCCGGGAGGACCGCTGCGCATACGGCTGCGACTGCCCAGGCCACAAGCCTGATGGCACGCATGTCACGCAGTCCCGGCCGGGCCTGTACGGCGCGCACGCAGCGCCCGAGCCCACTCAGGCGCAGTGGCGCGCCTGGCACGAGGCAGGCGAATGATCATGGCTGAGCACGGCGCTGCCCAGCGCCTGCTGGCTGAGCTTGGCCGCTCAGGCGGCACCAGCAGGCAGCTGGCTAAGCGGGCAGGGGTCAGCCCCGGCTACGCCCGGGAGCTGCTGTACGGGCTGATGGCGGCTGGCCGCGCCCGGCGCTGGAAGCAGCCGGGCACCAGGGCGTTCATCTGGGAGGCGCGCCAGTGAGGCTGTCGCGGCGCTGCCGCTGCGGGCATCCCCGGGCCTTCCACCGGCACTACCGGGACGGCACCGACTGCAGCTCGTGCTACTGCTGGCGTTTCCGCTGGCTGTGGTGGCGCTGGAAGCTGGTCTCATGAGCTGGCAGGCGGTCGCGCTGATCGCGGCAGGCAGCGCCCTGCTGGGCGGCTGCGCTGGCTATGCGATCGCCGCGATCCAGGTCAGCTCGTTCTTCCGGCGGTCGCTGTGATGCCTGGCGCTAGGCTGGCCTGATGCGCCTGCCCCGGCAGATCGCCCGCCTGGCCCGCCGGCTGCCCTGGCAGCTTGCCCCGTGGCAGGCGTGCCGGGCCAGCCAGGCTCGTGTCCGCTACCTGGAGCAGCTGGCTGCCCAGTACCGGACGGCGAACGGCCAGCTGCTGCGCCGCAACGAGGAGCTGGACCGGCGGGTCACAGCGCTGCGCGGCCCGCTGGAGCGCGATGTGACCGGCATGCAGGCCGAGCGCCCTGGACAGCGCCCTGCCGCGGAGTTACCCTCCCGGTGAAAGCGCGTGCTTACGCGAAAGGAGTGGTGCTTATGCGCGCCACGGTCCTGCCCAGCCCCCGCCTGCTGACCCTGGCGCTGCTCGCAGCCCTCGCCGCCCTGGCCACAGCCTTGCTGATGGCCCGCGGCCACCCCGTTCACCTGCTGCTGATGCACTACCACGGCAGGATGCGCTACCACGGCTGAGAAGGTGATCGCCCCCTAACCCAGGTCAAGCACAAGCCCCGCGTGACCGTGCCTGCTGGTAGCCTGCCGGCAGGCACAGTCATCAGGAGGCAGCATGGAAGCGCCCAGCCCGCACGAAGGCTCCAAGCCCCGCAGCATCCACCTGACCGACACCGCCCAGGACCGCCCTGGCCAGATCGCCCGCGCCCAGGCGTGGTCAGAATCGGCCGGCAAGCCCGTGCCCCCGCGGATGCGCTTCCGCCGCCCGCTGGACCCGGCCGCCCCGCTCAGCTCCCGCCAGCGGCTGGCCGCCTACCGGAACCGGCCCGGCGCGGGGACAGTGGCCCCGGAGGGCCGCCTCACCCCGGCCCAGGCCCGGCGGCTGCGGCACAAGCACGGGCGGCCCGAGGCCAGGATGCTCGGCCTGCCCCCGCCGCCTGCCCCCGGCCCGCGGGCTCCCCGGACTCCAGCTCAGCGAGCCCGTTTCCGTAAGAACGCAGCCCAGCAGGACCGTTGCCAGAATAGGCTGCCCCGGTGACCGCCCCGGCCGCGCACCAGTTCAGCATCGGCCGGGGCGACGTGATCGTCGTCCAGGGCGCTTCGGCCACCAGCAAGCTGATCGAGGCGGGCGAAGTGGCCGCCGGGCTGCCCCCGTACAGCCACGTGGCCGGGTTTGATCACTGGGATGCCAACGGCACCCCGTGGGGGCTGGAAGGACGGCCGGGCGGGGTCGGCTGGGCGGATGTGTCCCGGTACCTGGCGGACCCGCGCACCCTGACCAACGCGGCCCAGGCGAAAACGGCGGATCAGCGCTCCGTGCTGTGCAAGCTGAACCAGGCCATGATCGGCACCGCCTACGCCTGGGTGACCGGCATCCTGGCCGACGCCTACCGGGACCTGGGCGGCGGCCAGCTGTGGAAGCCGGACCCGGTGGCCAAAGTTGTCCCCGGCCACGTGGTGTGCAGCAGCTACTACGCCTACACCTACGCCCGGATCGGGCTGGCCTCGCCGCGCCCGCAGGACTGGGCCACCACCGAGCCGGGCGACTGGGCGCTGTTCATCGAGTCGAAAGGCTGGGAGCATGGCAGCGCCCCCGCTTAGCCAGCGCCTGCTGTCCCAGCTGCGGTCCATGCCCGCCGGGGCCAGGCGCACCGCGGCGCAGCTGCGCGCCGGGCTGTCCGTCCCTGAGCCCCAGTCTGCGGTGGAAGACGCGCTGGCCCATCTGGCCGCCGGGCAGCAGGTGGCCCGGCACCAGCCCGGCAAAAAGCGCGAGCACGCTGCCTGGAGCCTGCGGTGAGCGCGGGCAGGCCGCTGGCTGCGGTGGGCATGGCGGGCATTGTGCTGTGCTGGAACACCTGGCCGGTGGTTGTCGCCTCGGCGCTGGTGGCCGCGGGGATTTTCCTGACCGCCCGCGGCGTCCGGCTGTAGCCTGGCCGTCATGGGCGAAGTGATCTTGACAGGGCCGCTGCCTGCCGGCCCGCTGGGGTTTTGCATGGTGTGCGCCGGGGCGGCCAAGCACGAGGCGATCATGGGCGTGGCGGATGATATCCGCCGGCACGAGGCCAGCGGCCAAGGGCTCAGGCGGTACCCGGTGCGCGGGCAGCCGCAGCCCGCGGTGGCCTGGGGCCAGGTGCCGGGCACGGCGATGCTGGCCCCGCTGTGCTGGACGCACATGACCCCTATCGAGGTGACCACCTCGGGCCTGCTGCGCGCATCCGGGCCGCTGCCGCCGCCGCCCCGGCAAGGCCCGGTGCTGCTGGACGGCAGCCGTGGCTGACCTTCAGGCGCAGTGGCGGGAGTTCACCGACGCCCGCCTGGCTGACCTGCTGGCCGATTCGCTGGCGTACGCGGTGGCGCGGGCGGCCACCCAGGCGCTGACCGCGCAGCAGTCCGAGATCGCCCGGCTGCGCGCCCAGCTGGACCGCTACCAGGGCCGGACCGTGTTCCACGCCACCGACGCCAACCTGGACGCCGTCGCACGCGGGCTCCCAGATGACCGCCCGGACGCCCGGCTGGGGGACATCTTGCGGGCCACTGACACCGGCCGGGAGCTGGAATACCGCGGGCCGGACGCCGGCTGGCAGCCCCGGGCATAAAGCAGGACCAGGGGCACCGCGCTCACGATAGGCCCCTGGCCTGCTTGTTTTCCGCAAACTGGTGACTGACCGGTGAGCAGCCTGTTAGGTTCGCGGGGTTGAGTGCGAAGGCCCCACCGTTTGCCGCGCCGGGGCTCGCGCACGTTCGCCAAGCAAAGGATAACCGCGTGCGTCCTGCCCTGGTAAAGGGCTTGGTCACGGTTGCGGCGCTTTCCGCGCTCACCGGACTGGCCTGCTCGTCTGCGCAAGCTGCGCAAGCTGCCCCCGTTCCCCGTTCCCGTTCCGCCTCCTCCCCCCGGGCTGCCGCTGCCGCGGCGACCGCCGAAGCCGCGGTGGCAGCCGCTGCCAGCGTGAAAGTCAGGCCCGGGGACAGCCTCAGCCTGATCGCCCGGCGGGCCTGGCATCACGCCAGCTGGTGGCCGCGCTTGTGGTACGCCAACCGGGGCCAGGTCGCCAACCCGGACGTGATCGCCGCCGGGCAGCGGCTGCGCCTGCCGTACGGGAAAGCCCCCCGGGCTTCCACGGTGGCCGGCGCGCTGCGCGCCATCCCCAGGCCGCCCCCGCCGCCTGCTCCTGCGCCCGCGCCCGCGCCCGCGCCCGCGCCCCGGACGGCGGCGGTCGCGCATCATCACCGCCACCACCGCTACCACGCGGCGGCTGCGGCGGCCCCGGCCCCGCAGGGCGGCGGGGTTTACTCCTACGGCGCGCTGGAGCAGCTGTGGGTGGCCGCGGGCGGCCCGGCGTGGGCGGAGGCCGCGGCTGCGACGATCGCCGAGTGCGAATCCGGCGGCAACCCGCATGCTTACAACCCGTCCGGGGCCAGCGGGCTGTGGCAGATCCTCGGCCAGGTGGTGGGCGGCTACATTTTCGACCCGATGGTGAACGCGCTGAACGCGGTGAGCAAGTTCCGCGCCAGCGGGGACACGTTCGCCCAGTGGGTGTGCCAGGCGTAGCTGCCGTCTGGGCTTGTCCTGCGGTAGCATCCGCCTAGCAGCATCCCCCGCAGCTGCGCGCTGAAGGGGAGCCGCTGTATGGCCTTGCTCGCTTACCAGGTGCACTGCCCCAACTCGGGGCAGACTGTCCTGGCCGGATGCGCCTGCGAAGACGCGGGCCACGACGCGGCTGCCGCCGGCCGCCATCACGACCGCTGCCAGATGGCCAGCCTGACCGCCAACCTGGCGTGCGCCGGGTCGGCTGAATGCTGCGGCAGCGTCGGTGAGGACCACGACTGCGAAGCGATCTCCAACGCCTGCCCAGGCGGGCACGGGGACTGCCCGGTGCCAGATGACTGCGCGCTGCACGAGTCGGTGAAAGCGCACTACAAGCAGATGGCCGCCGGGCTGGGCCAGCACAAGGCCAATGTGGCCGCCGGGCTGGCTGAGGACGTGCCCCATTTCGCCGAGGCAGCGCAGGAGCCACCGGAACAATGCCCCGGCGGGCATTGCCACAAGCTGATCGAAGACTGCGCGGTGCACCACCCGGTGACCATCATCGCGGGCCAGGGCACCGCGTACCTGCGGCCGGTTGCGCAGGCCGCGTCATGAGGCGGGCGGCCAGGCAGCTGATCGCTTCGGTGACGCTGGGCACGTTCGGGCTGGCCTTGTGGATGTGGGTGCTGCTCGGCGCGGCCCTGGACCAGGCGATGGCGCAGAAGATCATGAACTCGATCACCAGCGCCACCGCGTTCGCCACGCTGACCACCGGGTTCCGCATCCGGCTGGACTCGGGCACCTCGACGGCAGCGGCGGCGGGCACGGAGATCACCGGCAGCGGCTACACCGCGGGCGGGCAGACCAGCTCCGCGCCGTTCGCCACCACCGCCACCCTGGCCAGCCCCAGCGTGGTCACCATCCCGCACACCGCGGTGCTCACCTGGACCAACGGGTCCGGCTCGGGCTGGTCCATCCAGTCCCTGGACTTGAACGACGGCGCGGGCACCCCGGTGCGCACCATGTTCGGCAACTGGAACGGCGCGCCCATCGCGGTGGCCAACGGCAACACCTTCCAGGTGGCGCTGGACGCGATCAGCGCCCAGGGGTCCTGACCGGTGTCCGGCTACACCCCGGCCAAGGTTGATGTCCGGCAAGGCGGCGGGCATCCAAGTTTCCCTGACCTGAGGGGCTGAGTCCGATCTCGTTTTACACGGGCACCCAGACGGAGGTGCTGTCGGCGTCGATCGCCGCTGGCACCCAGCTGGCCACGTTCACCACCGAAGCCAGCCTCATGGGCGGCATCGTCCTGCCGAAGATCCCCGCCGGGTATTTCCTAAACAACCAGTCAACGGGCCGCACGCTGCGGTTCAAGGCGTACGGCAAAATGGGCTCCACCACCACCGGCCCGAACTTCACCATCACCCCCCGGCTGTTCACGCACGGCACGGCGTTCTCCGCCGGCGGCGGCGTCCTGCTGGGCACGTTCGCCGTGGTGCAGATGGCCGCGTCGCAAACCCTGGCCATGTGGGACATGGAGCTGGACATGTGGATGGACAACCCGAACGAGGGCGCGACCACCAACATGTCCGTGTTCGGGAGGATTCATTCGCCCAAGGGGTTCGTGTCGCCGTTCGCGGCGACGCTGCCCGACAACAACGTCACCACCAACCTGGTCACCACCTTCGACGCGTGGGCGACGTATGACCTGCACATCGGCGTGGCGTGCAACACTTCCAACGCCGCGAACCTGATCAACCTGCAGCGGTACAAATTGTACGGCGAGAATTAATGGCAGGCACGCTTACCATCCCGCTGACCCGGCTTAGTGTTGGGACTACGCATTTCCCTGCCACTGGCGGCCAGCCGGTCGCGGACACAGATACGCTGATCGTCCTGACCATCGACCGGACCGTGTCGCAGGGGCAGACCCAGGGGTTCAACGGGCAGCCCGCCACCACCACCGCGAACATTCTCGCCGAGCAGTCCAATGACGGCGGCGTGACGTGGCAGCCGCTGGCATCAGCCGGGTTTTCCGGCGGAATCACCGTCATCCCCCGGACCGGGCAGACGGTGACTTCCAACGATGTTGGCGTCTGGCTGCTGCCCGGGACTGGGCGGCTGGCTCGGGCCACGGTGACCATCGCCGGCGCTACCGTCGCTGTGCAAGGAACCCTGGTCATCTCATAACCGGGAGGTGACCGTCATGGCCGCAGCGGTCACCGCAGGCGGCTGACATGGCTGTAGCGTTCGATGCGGTCGGCCCAGCTGGCGGCGGCGGCGCGCTGACCACTGGCGCGGGGCCGCTCACCTGGGCGCACATCAACTCCGCGGCCGGGAACGCGATCCTGGTCGGGGTCAACTACCGGGACCACACTACTCCCGAGGCGACCGCCGTCACCTACGGCGCGGTGTCGCTGTCGCGGATCGGCACTGTCCCGGCCAATAACGTCGGCACCGGCGGCATCGACCTGTGGGGCGTCATCGGCGGCCTGCCGACCGGCTCGAACACGGTGTCGGTCACATTCACTGGCGGCGCGGGGTTCAACACCACTGGCGGGTCGGTCAGCCTGACCGGCGCGGCCACGTTCGGGTCCGCAGTCACGGCGTTCGCCAGCAGCACATCGATCAGCGTCAACGTCACCGGCACCACCAGCGGCAACATGATCTTCGTTGTCGGTGGCTTCGGCAGCAACCAGGGCACATTCTCCACCACGTCGCCGGGGACGCAGCGGTGGGCGGTCCTCGGCGACGGCAACAGCGGCGCTGACAACACGGTCGGCGGCACGTGGGCGTCGCCGGGCGGCACGCAGGCTGTCGGTTTCTCCAACACGGTGTCGGACTTCTGGAGCCTGGTCGCCGTTGAAGTCCAGGCGGGCGGCGGGGCGGCAGCGCCCGCCGCTGTCGCGGTGGCGGAGCCGGGGAACACGTGGCTGCGCCGGTTCCACCGCCGGCAGATTCTGCCGCCGCCGCCGGCCGCCGCCGCGGTCACCGCCACCGCGAACCTGGCCGCTGCCGCCTCGGTCACCGCCCCGGTTTCCGCGCAGCTGGCCCCCGCTGTCCTCCAGGCCGCTGCTGTGCTAGCCAGCCCGGCCGCCGTCCAGCTCGCGCCTGTCACGCTGGCCGTGGCCACCGTGGCCGCCGGGCCGGTCAGCACGCAGCTTGCCCCCGTCGCGCTGTCCGCCGCCTGGTCGGCTGCCGCGCCGTCGGCGCTGGTCGAAAACGTGGCTGCCACGCTGGCCGCCAGCTGGGCGCTGGCTTCTCCTGCGGTCCAGCTGGCCCCGGCCGTGCTGCAGGCGAGCTTCGCTGTCTCCCCGCCGCTTGCCCTGCAGATGGCCCCGGCCGCGCTGGCTGCCGGGTTCGTGGTCAGCAGCCCATCTGCCATGCTGCTTGCCCCGGCTGCTATGGCCGCCAACTGGTCACTGGCCGCCCCGTCGGTCCAGCTGGCCCCGGCTGTCCTGCAGTCTGCCTTCGCAGTCACATCGCCCCCGGCCCTGCAGCTTGCCCCGGCTGCCCTGGCTGCCGGGCTCACGATCAGCAGCCCGGCCGCTGCGCTGATCGCCCCGGCTGCTATGTCCGCTGCCTGGTCGATGACGGCTGTCGCAGTCCAGCTGGCCCCGGCCAGCCTGGCCGCCGCGTTTGCCGTGGTTTCGCCAGATGCCAGGCTGGCCGCGCCCGCGCCGATGATCATCACCGGGTCGCTGTCCGGCAGCGCTGGACAGGGCGCGTCCCTGGCTGCCGGGTTCAGCCTGGCCAGCCCCGCCGTGCAGCTGGCCGGGGCCAGCCTGGCGGCTGCCCTGGCGATCAGCGGCAGCGCGATCCAGGGTGCCCCCGCGATCCTGGCAGCCGGCCTGGCGGTGGCAGCTCCGGGCGTGAGCTTGCGCGCACCCGCCACTCTTGCCGCCGCCACCAGCCTGGCCGGCCCGGGGGCCATCCTCGCACCCGCAGCTCTGTCCGCGCAGTCGGTTCTGGCAGCTGCCGCCGGGCAGCTGGCCCCCGTATCGCTGGCTGCCCAGGTTTCTGTCAACAGCCCCGTCACAGCGCAGCTGGCGGCGGCTGTGCTGGCCGCGGCAGCCGTGCTCGGCACCGCCGCCCCGCCGGCCGCGGGCGCAGCCGTCTTGCCAGCGCAGTGGGCGCTGGCCGCTTCCGGCATCATGATCCCCGCCCAGATCATCTCGGGCCTGCGCGCCGGGGAGCCGCACCTTGCCTGGGCCGCTGCCGAGCCGCACGGCACCGGCTACGCTGCTGGTAACCCGCACAGCGCGTGGGCCGCTGGCGAGCCGCACAGCTAGGAGGGGCCGGTGCAGATCCTGTCCGGCGGCACCCCGTACATTTTCGTGTCGCTCACCGGCCCGCTGGCGGACCTGACCGGATTTCCGGTGAAAATGGCGCTGGTGCCCCGGGGCAGCTACCCGGCCAGCGGCGACTGGAAGGCCGCTGCGTGGCTGGCCCCGTTCCCGGGGGCGGCCAAGGAGATCGCCGTGCAGCGTGACCCGGCTGTCTGGCCGGACGGCGACTACTCCTGCTACGTGCAGGTCACCGCCTCCCCCGAGCTGGTGCCGCTGCGCGCCGGCCGGGTCACCATCGGGCAGGAGCTGTGATCATCGCCGCGCTGGCTGCCTTGCCCGGCTTGTTCGCCGTGTACCTGGCCGCGGGCATCCTGCTGGACAAGGCAGGCGAGGCGCAGTGGGCTGCGATCCAGCGGGCCTGGGACGCCACGGGCGTCACCGTGACTGGTGCCTACCGCGCTGTGGAGCTTAAAGAAGTGCTCGACCGGTCACAGCACCTGCTGTAGCGTGATGGCAGGGGGCTGATGGACACACACCCGGGTGCCTGGCCCCTTGCCCCGGCGGCAGGGGGCTGCTACCCCCCCCGGCGGCTCCCTGCCCCGCTGGGAGCCCCGCTGCCAAAACAAGTCACTGTAAGTACACTGTGTCACACGCGATCCTGCGGCCACCTCGTGTACCTTTGACGCCATCACGTTGTTCTAAGCCAGCGGGGTGAATGCACGTGGCTGAGCGCAAGCGCGCCAGCGCCGAACCGGTGACCGACCCCCATCCTGCGCAGCCGTACCCGGCTGAGCCCCCGCCCGGCCAGGTGCAGAGCAGGGGCGCGGCCAACCAGACCGGCCAGCTCCCGCACAGCGCCGCCGCCGGGTGCGCCCGCGCCAGCGCCTACTTCGAGCAGATCGCTGCCGACAGCAGCGACCCTGCCGAGGTGCGGCGGCTGGCTCAGGCCGCGCTGGAGGACGTGGGCCGGTTCGTGCCAGACCCGATGCGCCAGGCCGCCCGCGACGAGGTGGCCCGCTAGACCGGGGCGGCGTCCCGGGAGCTGGGCAAAGCGGGGACTCAGCACCGGGGCGCTGTCCCACATACGAGGTGCCGCATGCCTGTCAACCTGATCCTCCCCGGCAGTGGCCACGGCCAGTGCCCGCACATCGCCAGCGGAACAGGCAAGCAGTGCAGCAAGCCGGACATCGACGGGCTCGAATACTGCCTGTGGCACATGCCCGCCGACCTGCTGGCGGAAGCTGAGCAGATCACCGGGGTGCTGCGCTGCCACCACGGCCTGGACGAAGGCAGCCCGTGCCATTTCATGGCCACCAAGGGCACCAGCCCGCCCCGGTGCAAAAACCACGGCGCAAACCACGGCAGCGTGATCAGCAAGCAGGCCGCCGGCCGCCGGGTGGAAGGCCGGGTGATGGCCACGATGGAAGACATCATGGCCGAGCACGGGGAGCGGCTGATCAGCCCGCCCGCGGTCGGCAACCCGCTGGCGGAGCTGCTGGACCTGGCCGCGGAAATGGCCGCCTGGAAAAACATTCTGCGTGACATCACCATCTACCTGATGCAGCGGGGCACTGCCCGGCAGTTCAACGGCCAGGTAGGCGAGCAGATGCGCGCCGAGGTGCTGCTGTTCGAGCGCGCCCAGGAGCGGTTCGCCAAGATTCTCCTGGACATCGCCAAGCTAGGCATCGAGGCCCGGCTGGCGCAGATCGAGGCAGCCCAGGTGGACATGGTGGACCGGGCGCTGACCGCGGCGCTGCAGGCCAGCGGCCTGGGCCTGGTCGAGCAGGACTCCGCCCGCCAGGTGCTGCGCCGCGAGCTGGTGAAAGCG